CGTCGCGCGTGGCGGCGTACGTGGCGGCGTCCGTGGCGGCGTACGTGGCGGCGTACGTGGCGGCGTCCGTGGCGTCGTACGTGGCGGCGTACGTGGCGTCGTCCGTGGCGTCGTACGTGGCGGCGTACGTGGCGGCGTACGTGGCGGCGTCCGTGGCGGCGTCCGTGGCGGCGTCCGTGGCGGCGTCCGTGGCGTCGCGCGTGGCGGCGTACGTGGCGGCGTCCGTGGCGTCGTTGGTTCGGCGCAGCCACCACACGCTGGCCGCCAGACCAGCGGCGATGTTCCCGACGAGTGGGCTCGGCACGAACACGATGTTCTTGGGCGGCGGGAGATTGGCCGCCTCGTACATGCCCACGATCGCGATCCTCATCTGCGCGCGATCGTGGTCGTCCATGGGCTTGGTCGACATCGCATTCGCGATCCACCGATCCGCCCACGGCTTGAGCTGGGCCCGATGCTCGGGCGTGAGAGAGTACTTCTTCATGACTTGTCCCCCTCTCAATCCGCCACGCGACGCGCTTGTGCCGAATCCCACTCCTGCTGGCCGCCGACGTAGTAGCGGCCGGGCGGGATGCGGATGGCGTCGTGCTCGTCGTGCGTGAGGGTCATGTAATCGCCCTCGACGACGAGCAGGCCGATGGCGAGAGCAGCGGTGGTCAGCTCGCCGGCGCGCACCAGGGCATCGATTGCCTTGGGATCGCGGTAGAGACGGGCGGTTGCCGTCGGGACGGATGCCGTCGCCTCGATCTCGCGGGCGATGGCGTCGTCGCGGAACATCACCGGCGGGTTGCGCAGCCAGATCGCATGATGATGTCCGGTGATCTCTCCCTCGGCGAGGATCAGGCGATGATCCTTGGACGCGATCTCGTCGCTGGTGTCGATCTTGATGCTGTCCGGGAGCTTGAACAGGCAGACGTCGCCCTGCAGCGCGTCGCCCTTGGCGGGGTTCCAAGTGCGAACCCGATTGGCATTGGTCATGGTGATTGTCCCTCTCTCTGACGTCATGATGTGTGGTACGTACGCGCCGCACTGAGCGGCAGGTCAGGTGTCGCCGACGATGGCGACGCAGCGGTCGTAGATGGCCCGGGATTGGGTCTGGTCGCGCAGGATGCAGAGAAGCTGACGGGCTTCGCTCGAGACCGCCTGCGGCGGCGTCTGCATCTTCGCCAGATGCGCCGCGTTGAGCTTGTGCATCGTGCCGAAGAACGCCGCCCGGACCGCATCGTCGAATGGAGCTACCGGACGGCAGTCCTCTCCGAATGAATGAGGACATCGCTCGCAGTTCAGATCGCAGATCATGGCCGCATCCCCTCTTAATAGGTTTCACAAAACGGGTATTCCGCGTGCTTCCAAACGCAGCCCGGAATTTCTTCAGATGGTTCTGCAGGACCTACAGCGAGCGCAGTGATGCTGTTGCCTAGCTCGCCCATGCCCCACTTGCGGCACTGGTCGTCGTCGCAAACGTAGAGGTACGTCGGGGCTATCCGGTCGTACTTCATGCGGCGGTCGCAACAATCGCAGGTGTCCATGATCCGCATCCCCTCTATTGAGCATCACCGGACGACCACTCTCGCGTGGTGGGCACCTTGCTCGTGTTGGCCGTGGCCGCCCGGTGATGAACAATACGTAACGTATGCCTATGTAATCGTCAATACAAAACGTATGGGTTGTGGATAAAAAAATACGCTGCCGATTTGAAGCGTATTTCCTGCGGCGGGCTTACAGTGGGGTGTATGAGCCGACCACGATGCCGAGCACCTCGACATCGCCCATGGAGCTGGTGTCGAGCACGAGCGCCTCGCGAAAGGCGGTTTCGGTTGAATGGGCGACCAGTCGCAGCTTGCCTTCATAGGCGCTTTGGACCTTGCGCACCGAAAGCTCGACCAGATTGCCTTGCCCTCGTCGGAGCACTACCAGCCGTCCGGTGGTCACTTCATGATGGTTCAACGGCTCGTAAATAGCGTATGAACCTTCGGCAATGGACTTGTTAACCGATTGATCACCAATCAAAACGGCTCGCCTCGGGCTAAACCTCGAAGCGCGGGGAACTTCTATCACCGCATCGCATTGTACGTTCGCCATACTCTTGTCCCGCCAGATGCCCCAAGCGGCAGTACCCTCCACGTTCACGCCTTGATCTGCGTCAACTTGCAGCGTGGACGACGGCAATCCTAGGGCGATTATATACTTGACGCACCACGCATGAGCGACTATCTTCGCATGATCGAAATGCGGAGCGCGTGTGATGTCGGTATTGAGCCAAGCCCAATTTCACGATGAGGCGGAAGCTTTCAAATGGGTCGAGGCTAGTCTCTGGCCTAATGGACCCGTTTGCCCTTTCTGCGGCGTGATGGGTAAGCATTACGACCTCAGAAAGACGCGCGACGGCCTTCGGAAGTGTCACGCCAAGGAATGCCGTAAGCAATTCACGGTTCGCGTCGGAACGATTTTCGAGTCCTCGCACATTCCTCTGCACAAGTGGCTGCAAGCTATCCACCTGCTTTGCTCGTCGAAAAAGGGCATCAGCAGCCACCAACTGCACCGCGTGCTTGAGGTCACCTACAAGACGGCTTGGTTCCTGTCGCACCGCATCCGCGAAGCGATGCGGACTGGCGAGCTTGCACCGATGGGCGGTCCTGGCGGGTCGGGGATTGTCGAGGCCGATGAGACTTTCATTGGTCAGAAGAAGGGCGTTCCAAAGCGTCGAGGCACGGCGCACAAGCATGCCGTCCTTTCACTGGTCGAGCGCGGCGGCAAGGTTCGCAGTGTCCACGTTGACGACGTGAAGGCCAGGACGCTCTTGCCCATCGTGAACGAGAACATTGCCAAGGAGGCCCGCGTAATGACGGACGACGCGGCTGCCTACTACAAGAAGCTGAAAGGCTTCCGTAGCCACGAGACGGTCAATCACGTGGCGGGCGAGTACGTTCGCGGCGACGTGCACACCAACACAGTGGAAGGCTACTTCTCAATCTTCAAGCGAGGCATGAAGGGCGTGTACCAGCATTGCAGCGAGCAGCATTTGCATCGGTATCTCGCGGAGTTCGACTTCCGCTACAACAACCGATCGGCACTTGGCGTTGAGGATTTTGAGCGCGCAACCAAAGCGTTAGAAGGCGTGAAGGGCAAGCGCCTGACCTACGCACGATCTGGTCGGGCGGAAGCGTGATTGAGCCGCAGAGACGTGCTAAAGGTTCATCCATGACCGGAATTCATCAAATTCGGCGATCCAAGACCGATCCAGCGGCCGGCGGCTTCTACACGATCGTAGAGGCTGCCAGACTGCTGGGCATGCCCAACGCTGGGCGTGTCCGCGATTGGGTGGGCGGCGGGCGTAAGCGCTCCTCCGGACCAGTGCTGATGAGGCAATACGAGCCGGTTGGGGGCGTGCAGGAGGTTGGGTTCTGGGACCTCATCGAGGTTCGGTTCATTGATCACTTCCGGCGGCAGGGCGTTTCGCTCCAATCGCTGCGGAAGGCCGCGCAAGCGGCCCGCGAACAGTGGAAGGTGAAGCATCCCTTTGCGATGTCAAAAACCAAGTTCATGACCGATCGCAAGACGGTGTTTGAAGCCACGGCACGTGACGAAGACGACACAATTCTCCTCGATCTCGTTACGCGTCAGTACGCCATGTACGTCATGATCGAGGAGGTGCTTGCGAAAGGTGTGACGTTCGACCCAGGGTCCGGTCTCGCTGTGGAGTTTCGACCTCGGGCCGCGGATTTTCCGGACGTTGCCATTAGCCCCACCGTTGCGTTTGGGCAGCCGTGCGTTCGCCCAATGAATGTACCTACTTCAGCAATATTCAAGTCGTGGCGAGCGGAGGACGGCGATTTTGCCGCCGTGGCCGACTGGTACGGAATTGACAGCAACCTCGCGAAGCAGGCCATTGAGTTCGAGCTGAGTCTCTCAGATTGAAAATTCGCGCCGACGAGCACGTGACGTTTAGGCTTGTTCACGCGATAAAATCGCTGAACTTGAAGCAGCAGTTGGAATTGAGTCACGTCCGCGACGACCATCCCGCGCGCACTGGCGACGAGACGTGGTTGCCAGCATTTGCCGCTGATGGAGGGACGGCGATCCTTTCTGGAGATGCGGCGATGTTGAAGCGACCGCACCAAATCATGGCTGTAGAGGCCACAGGTCTGGTGAGCTTCATACTGTCGACTCAGTGGTCTCAGGCGCGACTGCATGCGAAGGTCGCGAATATCATTTGGCAATGGCCTAAGATCGAGGCAGCCTTGCTCAAGGCCAGCCCCGGCGATTGCTTTCCGATTCCGTTCGCGTTCGACGATAAAGAGTTGGAGCCAAAGAAGATCAACTATGAAGCAGCCCGAAAAGCAGCGGCCCGCGCGAAGCCATAAGAGCCAGATCGAGAAGTTCATCGACGCAGCGAAAGCGGCCGAGACGGACGACGATCCGAAGCGTTTTGCGGAGCGCGTCAAAAAGGTATCTACCGCTCCACCTCCGCATCAGCCCATGCAAACGAAGAAGAAGCCAGCCAAATAAGCGGGCTTTCTTAATTTCCCGCGTGGTTCGCAAAGTATATAATCGCCAATCCTAGCAAGGATGTGGCGTCGATTCCAAAGGCTTTGGCGTACTTCGCAGCAGTAGTTTTACCTATGCCGCGATTGCCGTTCTCGTGAGACGTGTACGTGGATTCCACCCATCCAAAGTGGCGGGCGACTTCTGCCGCAGAAGCAAAGCCTCGTGCGATTCTGGCAGCTCGGAGCGTATCAGCAGGCGATGACATATCCCCAATCTACCGCCAAGTAGAATACGCAACGTATGGACAAAGCGCAATACGTTGCGTATAGTGCGCGGTATGATAGACTTCGCAACCCTAATTGCACGCTGGCCCAAGCCTAGCATCCGCAACTTCGCGGATGACATCGGCGTGGCCTACGTCACCGCGCAGATGATGAAGCACCGCAACTCGATCCGGCCTGAGTATTGGGCGGACGTGGTTCGGGCTGCGCAGGAGCGGCAGATCGAGGGAGTTACTCTCGAAAGCCTGCAGCAGTTGGCCGAGCGCCGTCGTCGGAAGTGCGTGGGAAACGAGTCTCGCGCTGCCGCGTAAAGCGTCCCCGTCAGTAAGCGTCACAGTGCGTAGTTGCTCGCCGATTGCGGTGAGCGGGAAGGATGTCCGTTGCTGAAAGGCGCGGGATACGTGGCGCTGATCCAGACGCCATGTGCCGTCTCATCCTAGCCCGCTCTCCGCTGTCGGCCCCTACCGATGGCGCCCTCTAGCTCTGGCCGATCCCGAGTTATTCCGACGACGGATCGGCCAGCGTGGAGCGGAAATGATGAAGGCCTCGCCGCTGTAACGACGAGGCCCCCTTGGCTTGAGTTGCGGTCGTAGCCGTAGCTCGAACCTGAACGCGACAAAGACCGACCAGAGAGGGGTCGATCACATGGAAACGATAGCAAATCAGTGCCCCGCTCGCAACGAGCAAGCAAAATCTGAACCGCCCAAATGGCTCATCCTCCACAGACCAATCGAACCGCAGCGCAGATCCTGGGGCGCCGACATGGCCCGCCTCGTGGACGATCTGATCAGCCACGGATGGGTCGTCTGGAGAGAGGGGCACGAGGTCCACGTCAAGCATCGAGCATGGGTGCTGCAATGAAAAACAAATCACGCAACGACGCCATCGTGAAAGCGGTCAAGGGCGGCATGTCATACGGCGAGGCAGCCGAGAAGTTCAGCGTCACTAGAAACGCTGTTGCTGGAGTATGCAACAGGGCCGGATTTAAGACCGGTGGTATTCGGGACAACCACCGTGAAAAGGTGGCTCAGCTCGGCCGCGAAGCGATCAAAGTGATCAATCAGTGGCGCAAGGAAAACCCCGAGAAGTCAAGCGCACTTGCACGCAAGGCTGTGGCAGCTCGTTGGGCGAAATACCGAAAAACACACGGGCCTTTGTCGGCATGAAACGAGAAAACCGCCGGGCGGCAAACCCCGGCGGTCTGAAATGAGTGTCCACCAGCGAAGTGAACGAGGTTGCTTATGACAGAAAATGCCGAACGGATCAAGCAAATCGGTGAATTTGCAAAGCGATCCACGCGAATTATCAGATCATATCTGCCGGATCGGCAGCCGCTCGTAACTGAAAACGACGACGACGTGCAGCTTCATTGCACGATCATTCTCGTGATGATTGCTCGAGCTTACGGCGAAAGCGATGGATGGGCGCTCGCTGGCCTGGAAAACCCAACGCGCACGCAGCTTGCCATTGACTTGATCAATCGCGCTGACGCGGAGGGCTTGGCATGATCTGCGAAGCCATTACCGCAGAGCTTTCAGCGTCTCACGACGGCCTGACTGCGCTTGCTCAACTGGTCGCAATATACGTCGCTTCCGGCACTACCGGAGCGGCAGAGATCGCAGCGAAAACGGGGTACTCAGAGCGCGCCGTTCGCAAAGCAAAGGCGGAACTCGGGTGCCGGAACTCGGGTGCCGCGGAACCAGGGTGCCGGAACCCAGGTGCCGAAAGCGGCACCCCGGTGCCGCAGGCGGAACTCGGGTGCCGGAACTCGGGTGCCGATTCCTCGCGCGCGCACGCGACTAAGGAATCCCTACGGGATACTTCTTTGAAAGAGGATTCAGTCAGTCAGTCAGCGCGCGAAGGTTTCAACGACGCAACTCAGACCATGGTGGCTGACGTTCTGGCGTTCATGGGGCCGATAGCTCGAGACCTCGATGCCCGGAACTGGCTGACTGGAACGATAGCCGCCTACGGCGCAGAGCGAACCGCTCGAGCCTGGACGATCATCACCGCGAAACGGGCCGCTGGCCAACCTGTGCCGAACCCGCTGGCGCTCTGGTCCAAGACCGCGCAAGGGCTGAAGGATTCCCCGAAAACCCCTGTTTCTGCCAGTGCCGACGTGCTGCCGTTCAAGGTCACGGTGGCCATGCACCCGAATGCCCGTCCCCGCGACGAAGTGATGGGGGCCGTCAATGCTTGATCAAACCCGCCGCCAGCCGCCCGCAAACCCTGAGGCAGAGCAGGCCTTGCTTGGTGCCATTATGCTCGACAACTCGATCCTTGATCGGATCGCTGGCGTCGTCACGCCTGAAGATTTTTCCGAGTCCATCCATGCGCTTGTGTTCTCGGCAGCGCTCGAGATGCACGCCGAGAAGGCCTTGGTGTCTCCGATTACGCTGCGCCCGCACGTCGAAGGCCTCACGATAGGCGAGACGCCGGTGTGGAAGTACCTCGGCACCCTGATGGCTCAGACGCCGACGCTGGCGAACGCCAAGGCCTACGCTGAGACAGTCAAGGATCAGTCCACTCGCCGGAAACTGTTCGTGCTGGGCGAGGACCTGATGCACGCCAGCACGATGCCGAACGTGACCACGAACACGATCGCATCCGAGGCCGTCACAGCGCTCGATCACGTGCTTGCCATCGCTCGAGGAAAATCCCGCAAGGCCGTGGCGTTCGGCGATGCGATGTCCGAACTACTCGATCAGGTGCTCAACGACGACGGCCGCAACCGGATCACATCGGGACTGGTGGATCTCGACAAGGCCTTGTCCGGCGGCTGGCGGCGCAAGCAGTACCACATCCTCGCCGGACGGCCGTCCATGGGCAAGACCACGGTTGCCACGTCGGCCATGCTTCGGACAGCAAAGGCCGGGCACGGCGTCCTGATGCTGTCGCTCGAGATGCCGACCGAGGAAGTCACCGCTCGAGCGATGACGGACCTTGCCTACTCGAGCACCCGGCGGATCGCCTACAACGCTTTCCGCGCGAACCAGATCAGCGACGGCGACTTGGCACAAATGGGTCAAGCCGGCGCGCTGTTCCGCAAGCTCCCGTTGGCGATTGACGATCAGCGCGGATTGACGATTGCCGAGATCGGGGCCCGCATCCGCGCGCAAGCTCAGCGTTTTGAGCAGGACGGCATCAAGCTAGGTCTCGTGGTGATTGACCACCTGGGCTTCATCAAGGCCTCAGACCGCTACCGCGGCAACCGCGTGCACGAAGTCACGGAGATCAGTTCGGGTCTCGGGCAGATCGCCAAGGAACAGGACATCGCTCTGCTCGTCCTTTGCCAGCTCAACCGCGGCACCGAGTCTCGAGAGAACAAGCGCCCGACATTGGCCGATCTTCGGGATAGCGGATCGCTCGAGCAAGACGCCGACGTGGTGATCTTCACCTATCGCGAGTCCTACTACCTTGAGCGGCAGAAGTTCGACGCCGGTACGCAAGCAGAAGTTCAGAGAGAAGCTGCGCTTGATGGATGCCGCAACACGCTCGAGCTTTTGATCTCCAAGAACCGCAACGGCCCGACCACGACGGTCACGCTCTACTGCGACATGGGCTCCAACGCCGTGAGGGACCTCGGATGACCACCCATTGGCACAAGCGCGTCCCTGCCGAGATGGCGTCTGAATACACGGCAAAGGGATGGAAGATCTGGAAGCGTGAAGGACGCAACGTCGTCCTAGTGTGGCCGAAAGCAAGAGCGCCAGAATGATTGCCGAGATCGAGGGCAGGCAGATGGAGGCGGCAGAATGAGCGGCCCATCAGGCGAACAGTGCGGCCGTTGCTACTACTGCGTCGATGTCGGCGCCGTCGATGAATACTACGGCATTTGCCGCCGTTACCCGGCTCCTGTGAAGGAACGCCACCGTCATGATGACAGAGCTGTGTGGACAAGCATTGGCGACTGGTGCGGGGAGTTCAAGCTGCATCCGAAAATGCAACGCCATCTTTGGAAGGCAATGATCGGCAAGGACTACGACAGCGACGTGGAGGCGGCAGAATGACCTGGCTTTGCTACGTCACCTTCGATGACGTTCCTTCTTACGAGGCCAAGGGCTGGAAGGTTCACGGGCCACTTGGCGGAAACCACGGGTTCTATTGCTGTTTGATGGAAGCTGGACCAGAGGCATGGCTTCCGGTCGTCGGCTGGGCTGGTTTTTATGAGGTATCGAACACTGGGCTCGTCCGTAGCCTTGATCGCATTGTCGCCTCACGTGGTGGCTCACGCACGATACCAGGGCGAGTGTTACGCCATGGGGCTACTCAAGGCGGATACCTGCAAGTAGGACTCAAACGAGCGCCTGCGCCGACCGTTCGCAGATACATCGCGCATCTTGTTGCCGAGGCATGGCTTGGCAAGCGTCCCGATGGTTACGATGTCTGCCATAACGACGGAAACCGCCAAAACAATCACGCTGACAATCTCCGCTACGATACCAGGGTCGGCAACGCCGCCGACATGGTAATGCACGGTACGCGGATACAAGGCGAGGTCGTTCATGCATCGAAGCTCACAGATGCGGATGTCCGCGAAATTAGGCGCCTTGCTGTCACGCACGAACATGCAGACCTCGCCCGTCAGTTCGGCGTCACTCGAAACAACATCGATTTCATTGTGAACCGCCGGATGTGGAAGCATCTGTCGCCGGGTGCAGACGAGGTCGGAACGCCGGAAGCTGACGCGGCAAGGAAGCGTCGAATTAAACAGAACCGGGCGGAGCGTATGGCGGCAATGAACCGTTTGCGCGGTGGTTCTCATGATCTGGGAGGGCGAAGGTGAGCCGGATTGAACAGATCGGAGATTGCACGCTGTATCTGGGTGACAATCGCGAAATTATGCCGACGTTGGATCTTGTCGACCACGTCATCAGCGACCCGCCATACGGGAACGACGACACGCACGCTGGCCACCTGTCGAGCGTTGTGCTGCGCAATGGAGAGCCTGCCCGGCAGGCTCTAGGATTTGACGGAATATCGAGCGCTGAATTGCTGGATATGGCTTCAGAGTGGGTGGCGCTCGCCCGCAGATGGGTTGTGTTCTCCTGCGAGTGGAAGCACGTCTCGAAGCTCGACGAGGCCGGATTGCTGGTGCGGTTTGGCATCTGGCGCAAGCCTGACGGTGCCCCGCAGTTCACTGGCGATAGGCCTGGGACGGGCTGGGAAGCCGTTGCGATTTGCCATCGGCCTGGACGTAAGCAATGGAACGGAGGCGGCTCTCACGCCTTCTGGAGCGTTCCTAAAGCCGGTCAATACGGACACCCTACAGAGAAGCCGGTTCCCCTATTTTCTGCGTGGGTGCGCGACTTCACAAATCACGGCGACACCATCCTCGACCCCTTCATGGGCTCTGGCACCACAGGCGTTGCCTGCGTGAAGCTGGGGCGGAAGTTCATCGGGATCGAGATTGAGCCTAAGTATTTTGACATCGCCTGCCGCCGCATAGAGCAGGCTTACGCCCAGCCTGATCTGTTCGTCGCTCCACCACAACCTAAGCCAGTGCAAGCGTCTCTATTCGAGGCCGCCGAATGATCCCTGAACACGTTCTTCACTATCTCGCAACTCTAGAAACGGCAGCGGCCATGAAACTAACCGGCATCGCCGTCAAAGGCATCAGGAAGACCAAGGACGGCAAGGTCGCGAAGCTGGATAAAGCTCCGACGCACGTGAAGCAGAAGCGCCGGCGCACCAAGGGCAAGGTCACAGGCGCGAGGTCGGCGAAATGACCGACGACCTCGCTCCCATCGACCTCGCCAACATCTGCGACGCGCTCGACGAGATGACCGATGACGAAACCACCGGTGTCATCATCATCACAATGACAAAGCACGACATGCAGGCTCGTGTGTTCGGCGATCCGACCGAAGCTCACAGAGCCGCGAAAGCAACATCGGAGGCCCTGCTGCCAAACTGACATTCTAAATTCAGACAGCCACAAAGGTAAACTCTATGACAGACATTCACCCAGCACCCACCGAGTTCACGCCTGACGAGATCGCAGCAGATCACATTCTACGGTTCTTCCACTACGCGCACCTGCCGGCTGCGCTTCAGGTGCGCTCCAAGCCATTCTGTGACCTGGCGCGCCTGATCATCGACACTACGCCGCGCAACGCAGAGCGCACAGTTGCATTGCGCAAGCTGCTCGAAGCAAAAGACGCGGCAGTTCGAGCGGCGTTGCCATGAGTGCCGGCGACGAGAAGCGCTATCGCGAGTGCATGGCGGCTCTGATGGCTGTCGCGAAGCGCTACGACATGGCAGTTGCCTTTACCGTCGTCGACAAAGAGCGCTGCATGTTCAAGTATCACTTCCCGACCTGGAGCGTGATCAAGATGGAGCCGATGGCCATTCGGTTCCGTTCCAAGCGCGAAGACTTCGCAACGATCGAAGATCAGCGCGTGGCCTGCGAACTGTCGGCGCACATCATCATGCAGATGCGTGACGTGGCGGCGAACACATTCGCAATGATGGATCACATCGGAAAGCAGCTTGAGGAAAAGCTTGGCATGGAGCACACGCCGAACGTGGATTTCGATCCCGAGCTCGACAACTGACTGCCGCGTGCATCCCGAATGGGAGACTGATCATGAGCAACACACTCACCGCCTTCCGCGTCCCCCCTCAGCAGGAGTTCAAGGCCGCCAAGGAGCTTCGCGACAATGGGCACCGGGCGTACCTGCCAACCGAGCGCCAAGGCAAGCGTAAGAGCCCTGTCGCCCGCGGCTACATCTTTGCAGACGGCAAGCCTCCTGAGGCCAAGCATGTCCGCCAACGTATCGGTGACGTGCAGCGTGCGGCTCTCATCCGACTCTATCCAAGGCGCGACCGCGGCCACGAACAACCTGAGCCGTTCAAGGTGGGTGACCGCGTCGAGATCAAGGTCGGCCACTTCGCCAGCATGACCGGCACCCTAACCAAAAAACGAGGTCGCCGTCAGTGGCTCATCAGCATCGGGGATCGTCAGGTCTGTGCACAAACCACCAGCCTTATCCGCATCGACCCTGGCTAACCTATAGACATTGTGGCCGCGGCGTGGCATACACACTAACGGACGAGCGTCAAGACTGTACCGCTGCGGCGACGAAGCGTAGGCGCCCCAGGCTCCGGAACCCCCGTTGAGCCACGACACCCGAATAGCGCCTTCACGGATTATGACCGGCCCCGCTGCCATCTGGTACGGGCCGGTTGTCCGTTACGCCACTCACCGGGAACTATAGGTCCAGCACGATGCGGAAATTGCCGATTCTTGCCGCCTTCCTGGCGCTCTCGACTTCTGCCATCGCAGCCGACAAGGGAAAGCCTTCAGCTTCCCTCGACGAGCTCCTGAAGCCCGCCAATCCCAACAGCACGGCCTGCTACGTCGAGACGAGCGTCACTGGCGTTTTCCTTCGCTCTGACCGTCAGGCCCAAGGTGGTGCCGGCCTCGGCTGTGATGCCAAGCTCTACAACATGCTGATCGGCGGTGGCCTTCGTGCAGACTTCGCAGACTGGCGCAACACCGGGTCCGTCTTCGCCAAGGTCGGATTCTACCTCAATTCGGCAACCGCACTTTATGGATTGGCAGAATGGAAGGTGCCCGAGTGGAAGGTCAGAGACGCTGGCCAGCTTGCGCTTGGTGCTGGCGCTGAACTCAAGCTCGAGATTGTCAATCCGCAACTCTGGCTCTTCCTCGAAGGGACGGCCGATGCGACCAAGTTCGGCGCTACCGCTACCAAGGACGACGTGACCGCCCGCACCGGTATCAGGTTCAAGTTCTGATGTCGTACACGCCATTCTGCTTTGCACCTTCGACGCTCTTTTGATCGCCATCGTTGCTGCAAACCTTTCGACACACGAGGGAATTGATGAAGCCCGACGCATTCGTGAACTCGGCCTTGCTGTTCGTAACTGGTCTGCTCGCCGTGCTGGCGATTGTGCTCGGTGGCTTCGCAGCCTGGAAGATCGCCGCATCTGGCTTCACCGTTGACGCCAAAACTGCTGCCGAGGTCGCCGCATGCTTCGCGATCACGTTCTACTGCCTCAAGTAATCGCCTCTCGTACCCGTGAGCGTATCCGTTCCCTCAAACTCAAGGGAAAGCGCCATGTTCAAGAGCATCGCCGCGGGCCTGTCGGGCCTACTCCGTGAACGTTTCGGAGATCTGACCGCAACTGGCCGATTTTGGATGTGGGCTGGGCTGATCACGCTCGCGTGCTCCATGGGCATGGCATACGACTACGGTTCACAGGTCTCCCTCAAGCACGGTCTTGTGATGGCAGCGCTGAGCTTTGCCACGGCATTTATCGTTGAGGAAGCCTATAGCCATTGGCGCAAGGGGTTCTTCGGCGTTGCGATTGGGCTCTGCGTGATTGCAATCCCGATGTTCTGGCAGGAGACCAAGTCGCACATCGCCTATACTGCCGGCTTCCGCGGCATCAACGTAGAGTCGGCTACGCTCCAACAGACCAAATACGACGACGGCCGCGACGACGTAGAGAAAGCCAAGCAGACGCTGGCGTTGTTCGAAAAGCGCCTTGTCGAGCTTCAGAACGGCAACGCTTGGTCTACCAGCGTGACTGCAGATGCGTTGCGCGCGAAGCTGGCAGGAATGAACCTTGCCATCGAGAACGAAGCCAAGCGCGGCGGCTGCAAGCAGAAATGCGAAGAGCGCACCAAGGAGCGCGACGAGATCGCTTCACGCATCGCTGTGCTCGAGCGCATCGACGACACTACGCAGAAAATTGAAGCCACCAAAAAGGTGATCAACTCCTACAAGGAGAAGGTCGCAGCGGTGGAGCACAAGCCGTCGATCGTCCAGCACCAGAACACCACGCTGTTCAAGCTCGCCGCCATGATGACCAGCGGGAACGTGGAAGCCTCACCATTCCTCAAGGAGGTCGTCGAGCAGGAGAACACCATCGGCCTCGCCCTGATGCCTGTCATCCTTCCTGCGTTGAGCTTCTTCATGATGGGGCTCTACCGCCGCGGGCATGAACTTGAGCCGGCCACGGCAATCCGCGAAACTGCCATTCACCACGAGCCTCAGTCGCTGTCGGTCATCCCGCCCATTGAACACCGATACGCCCCGGCCCCGACCCGCTCGCGCATCCGCACGCTTTCCGTCCACGACCTTCTGCAAAGCCAAGCCAAAGCGGCATGACTGAACAGAAGCCCAAAGTAACCGAGGAAGACATTCGATTGGCCATCGTCAATGCCATCGCCTATGGGCACTCTACCGAGAAAGCGATTGCAAAGGCCGTGGCCGACAAACTGAGACAGCTTGGCATTGAGGTATCTGAATGACGCCGGACCAGGCAGAGAGAAGGCTCCGGGCCGCACTGGCTCAACATCCAAATTCCACCGTCGCCATCATGGCTCCGGAGCCTATTGCTTCCTTGTTCAAAACCTACGTCGAAGCCATCCGAACCGAGCAGCTCGAGATTGACCAACTCCAGACCCACATGGAGGATGCAATCGCGAAGCTGGACGAGGATGCGAAGCCGTAAACAGCAACACAGTGACATCACACGATCCACGTGAAACCATGAGTGTAGACGGTAACAATACCGCCGCAGGACCTGGGCGGCCGTCAAAGTACACCGACGAAATCGCCAAGGAAATTTGCCGCCGCATTGCTGATGGCGAAAGCCTTCGAGCGATCTGCCGCGACCAAGGAATGCCCCACGAGGCTACCGTAAGAGGCTGGGCGCTCATTCCGGAGCATCCGTTTTTCACGCAATACGCGCAGGCTCGTGAAGTCGCATACCACTCAATGGCAGACGAACTTCTTGAAATTGCTGACAATGGTTCCAACGATTGGATGCAGCGAACTGACCCAATCAACGAAGGCTGGGACATCAACGGTGAGCACATGCAGCGCTCACGTCTTCGCGTCGATACCCGCAAGTGGATGCTTTCGAAGATGTTGCCCAAGATCTACGGAGACCGGCAGCAAGTTGACATGAACCTCAAAGTCCTTCCCCACGAAAAGGCCCTCGACGCTCTCAAATGAGCAGTCTCTCTTCCCGTCAGTCAACGCCGTCGCTTTCGATCGAAGAACTCGAAATCCGCCAGCGTCTGAAGGACAACTTCCCCCACTACAGTTCCCGCTGCCTCAAGATCCGGCCAAAGGACCCGCGCGCCGGCAATCAGCCGTTCGAACTCAACAAGGCCCAGCTCTACGTCCACGCCAAGATCGAGAACCAGATCAAGGAGACCGGCAAGGTTCGGGCCCTGGTTCTCAAGGGAAGACAGCAGGGGATCAGCACGTACATCGGCGGCCGCTTCTACTGGCGCACCACACATGGCCGCGGCATCCGCACCTTCATCCTGACCCACGAGCAGGACGCCACCGACAACCTCTTCGCCATGGTGGAGCGCTACCATGAGCACAACAACCCGCTGGTGAAGCCTCACACCGGCGCATCAAACGCCAAGGAACTGATCTTCGACATCCTTGAGAGTGGGTACGCCGTCGGCACCGCCGGTACCAAGGCCGTTGGCCGCTCTCAGACAATCCAGCTATTCCATGGTTCCGAGGTTGCGTTTTGGCCGAATGCAGCGACGCATTTTGCCGGCGTTGTCCAAGCGGTTCCTGATCTGCCCGGCACCGAGATCATTCTGGAAAGCACGGCAAACGGCGTCGGCGGTGAATTCCACGAGCGCTGGCAGCAGGCAGAAGCTGGGATCGGCGACTACATCGCGATCTTCGTTCCCTGGTATTGGCAGGAAGAATACCGCCGCGCCGTTCCCGATGGCTTCGAACTCGACGAGGAAGAGCAGCAATACCGTGACGCCTACGGCCTCGACCTCGAGCAGATGGTCTGGCGCCGCAACAAAATCGCGGAACTGAAAGACCCGCTGCTGTTCAAGCAGGAATACCCGGCGACTGCCGCCGAGGCGTTCCAGATGACTGGCCACGACGGTTTCATCAAGCCAGACGACATCATGCGGGCCCGCAAGGCCAAGATTGATGCGTCCGGCCCGCTTGTTCTTGGGTACGATCCGAACTGGAAGGGAAAGGACCGCGCCGCATTGGCCCGCCGCCGCGGTCGCAAGGTGCTGAACGTCGAATGCCGCATGAACCTGAACACCATGGAACAGGTGGGATGGCTCAAGCAGGTGATCGACACGGAGCGCCCAACCAAGGTGTTCATCGACGTGGGCGGTCCCGGACCCGGCATTTATGATCGCCTCTGCGAGATGGGATACGGCAGCATCGTTGTCGCTGTGAACTTCGGTTCAAGCCCGTTGGAGCCGCAGCCACTCGACGAGAGCGGAAAGCCTCTTGGTGGCTACGTCAATCGCCGTGCAGAAATGTGGGGTAAGTCAAAGGACTGGCTGCAAGACGTCGGCGGCGCTGACATTCCCGATCTCGACAGCCTTCAGACCGATGCCTGCGGGCCTGGCTACAAGTACGACAGCCTTTCTCGCGTGCAACTCGAGAGCAAAGAAGAAATGCGCCGCCGCAAGATCCGTTCGCCTGATGAATGGGACGCCGTGGCGCTGACGTTTGCCGAGCCTGTGCTTGTGCTGGAGAACCGCGAGCGCCGTCCGGCCCGCGTGGGGATGAGAGCTTGAAGCACAAGAACAGTGCACCCCCTCGCCGGGAAATGCACAGTATCAGTGATGAATACCGATTGGACAACGCCATGTTGTGCCTCGGTCTCGATACATCAGGACTAGCAAAGTACGCGGGTGTCCACCGCAACACAGTCTCGCACTGGCGAAAGCCAAACGCCAAGATTCCCAAGATCGTATTGCTTCACCTTGAGATGCTGGCCAACCTCAAAGGTTTGACCGACTTCTGATGCCTGATAGCTACGGCTCACCCGAGCCCGCTCTCGACGACAAGCCAAGCCCTCGCCGCAAAGCCACCCCGCTGACCGAAGATCAATTGGTCGCGATGCTGCGCCGTGAGGAAACCGACGCTTCGTCGTTCTACACGTCAGAAATCGCCATGGCCCAGGCCGATGCCATGGATGCATTCAATGGCAAGATCAAGAACGACATCCAGCTTCCGAACCGCTCGCATGCGGTGACGCAAGACGTGCGCGATACGATCAACTGGATGATGCCGGCCCTGATGCGCACGTTTGCGCCGGCCGATGATTTCCTGACCGTCGATGATCCGATGCTCGAGGAAAACGATCCGACGCTGTCGGACGCCTGCGACTACCTCAAGCATGTCTATTTCCGCGACAACCCCGGCGAGATCGTCACGCACGATTTCATCTTCGATGGCTGTCTGCAGAAGTGGGGTATTGCCCGAACCTACTGGTGCGACCCCGAGCCTAAGCCGCCGTACGTGATCGAGAACTGCACGCAAGACCAGCTCGTTCGCTACGTCACCGATCCAAACTACGAAATATTGGAGGCCACACAGGATGGCATTGAGCCCGAAGAAGAAGGTGAAACCGGCTCCGAAGCCGAAGCCCAAGGCGAAGCTGGCCCCGGCGAAGAGCAGCCGACGCCCCTCGTCCCGCAAGGCGAACCGCCCGAGCCGACGTGGACGATAAAGGTTCAGAAGAAGCCCAAGCACGGCAAGCAGGTCGTTGAGGCGATCCCACCCGAGCAGTTCCGGGTTTCGCGCCGAGCGAAGTCGATCGAGCAGGCGGACTATCACGCCTGGACCTACGACGAGTTCCTGGCGAACCTTGTCCGTCTTCACCCCGACAAAGCCAACGACATCGACCCGGAAGGCAACTACCAGAACAAGCCGGGCGACGTGACGGACACGGACGCAGACATTCGCGTTTATGCGCGGTTTCCAGATGAGCCAAGTTCCGGCCAGCGCGCCGCCTACAACGAAGAGAACCGGCACAAGGTCCAAGTCTCCATCGAATACATCAAGATCGACTTCGATGGGGATGGGATCGTCGAGCTTCGCCGCTGCAAGCGCGTCGGAAACCTGCTGCTCGAAAACGATATCGTTGATGAATCCGAGTTCGTCGTGTGGAGCCCGAACCGTGTAGCTCACCGTGCCATCGGCCAGTCAGTGGCCGAGACGATCATGGACATTCAGCGCATTCGCACCGAGTTGCTGCGCCGCGGTCTCGACAGCCTCGCGCACTCGACCAACCCGCGCACGATCATCAACCGCCGTGCGATCCAGCACGATCCGACGTTGCTCGACAGGTTCCTCGACCACGACATTGGCGACGTGATCGACATCGACGGCGATCCGAATTCAATGGTTGCCGTGCAGCAGTTCCCCGACGTGTCGGACGTCTGCTTCAACGCCATCGAGTACATGGACCGCAGGAGCGAGGAAGCGTCCGGCGTAAACCGTCATGCGATGGGCATCCAGCCTCAAGCCATCACCGACACGGCCAAGGGCATCGAAAGCCTGCAGGCAGCAGCGAACTCACGCATCGAGTTGGTGGCCCGTTGGGCGGGCTACGGGCTCGAGGAACTGTTTGGCAAAATCCTTCGCTCGATTGTCCGTCATCAGGACCACGAGCGCGTCATCAAGGTGCAAGGTCGCAAGATCGCCGTAGATCCCCGCCGGTGGAACGACGAAATGGCGGTCACGGTGCACGTCGGCATGGCCGGCGAAAACCGCGAGCGCAAGCTGGCGATGCTCAACGACATCAAGAACGACCAGGCGCTGGCGCTGAAGGAACTCGGCCCGTCGAATCCACTCGTGTCGCTCAAGCATCTTCGCAACACGCTGGCCCGCAAGTCTCAGGCGATGGGCTTCAAGAACTCATCGGAGTTCTGGGGTGAGATACCGGAAGGATGGCAGCCGCCAGACCCGCAACAGCAGCCCGATCCGAAGTTGGTCGAAGTGCAGGGCAAGCAGCAGTTGGCGCAGGCCGAATTGCAGGGCCGTCTGCAGGTTCAACAAGCCGAGTTGCAGCACAAGGACAAGGTGGCCGACGTCGAAGCCCAGCACAAGATGGCTGCGCTTCAGCAGGAAGGCCATATCCGCTTGGCCATCGAAGGAAAGAAGGCAGAGAGCGAGCACGAGATTGCGCGCATCAAGCTCGCCAGCGAAAGCCAGTTGGCTCGCGAGCGCATGCGTCAAGAACGGGAACTGGCGCTCGAAAAGATGGCGCAGGAGCAGGCGCTGGCCCGCGAGACACTACAGATGAAAGCGGCGATGCCGGATCAAAGCGTCGGCAGCTTTCGCTCAGGCGGAAAACTGGACGCATAAGGACGAGGGCCAATGCCATCCATCGACATTTGTTTCCGAGACGCTTTCGTCATCTCGAAGTCGGACACGCTGCCCCTTCCGACACGCGTGGATGCGATCTATGTCGGCGGCACGGGTGACGTTGCGGTGCTGACCGAAGGCGGCAACACCGTCACGTTCAAGGCCATTCCAGCCGGTGGGCTTCTTCCGTTCTCGACGGAAAAAGTGCTCTCAACCGGCACGTCCGCTACCGACATGATGGGTCTGCTCTACAACGTCACGTACGGCGCGGCCGGCGGCACCGGCGGTGGTGCCGTGATCGACCCATTCATCTTCGACGACAGCGGAAACCCGTTGCTCGACGATTCCGGCAACCAGCTCACCCTTTAAGGATCAATGTCAAATGGCAGCAATTTCCAACCTTTCGTCGACATCTGCCACCGCCATTGCGGTTGGTCCATCTGGCAGCACAAATCCGACATTGGTGGTCGATGCGAGCACGGGTTCTGCGGCAACCGGCGTCAAGGTCAAGTCTGCCGCTGCTGCTGGCGGTGTTGCTCTGTCCGTCGTGTCGAGCGGCACGAACGAAAGCCTGCTTATCGACGCCAAGGGCTCGGGCACGATTGACCTCAACACGACCGGCACCGGCGCCATCAACGCCAAGCGATCGCTGAACGTTACCGGCGCCGTGACGGGTACATCGACAGGTTCCGCAGCGCTCGCCATCGGTGCCAACGGCTCGACAAACCCTGTATTGCAGATCGACGCTTCTACGGCGTCGGTTGCGACCGGCATCAAGATCACAGGCGCCGCCGCAACAGCGGCCGTCGCTTTCGCTGTGATTTCGTCCGGCACGAACGAGTCACTGACTCTGGATGCCAAAGGTTCAGGCACCGTCACCATCAACGGCACCGCAACCGGCGCGATCAGTCTTGCACGTAACACGACCGTTACCGGTACGCTCGGCGTCACCGGGGCAGGCACCATCACCTCGACCTCGGCCAGCGCCCTGACTGTTGGTGCCAACGGCGCAACCAATCCCGTGCTGCAGGTCGATGGCGCTACGGCTTCCGTGGCGACGGGCTTGAAGGTGACGGGTGCTGCCGCGGCCTCCGGCGTGGCTCTTGCGGCCATCTCGTCGGGCACCAACGAGAACATTGCGATCGATGCGAAAGGTTCAGGCACGATCACGTTCGGCGGAACGTCGACCGGCAACATCGTGGCAACCCGCGCCATTGCTGGTTCTGCTGGCATCACGTCGTCGAGCGGCACGGCTGGCATCGGCTACGCTTCCGGAGCAGGCGGTGCGGTGACGCAGGGCACTAGCCGAACCACGGGCGTTACCGTCAACAAGGTGTCCGGCGCGATTACGTTGGTCTCCGCGGCAGGCTCTGCAACGCCCGCCACGTTCACAGTCACGAACTCGGCGGTTGCTGCGACCGACGTGGTGTTCGTCTGCCAGAAGTCCGGCACCGACAAATACAATCTCGAGGTCACGAACGTGTCGGCGGGTTCCTTCGACATCACGTTCTTCACCACCGGCGGCACGACGACAGAGCAGCCCGTGTTCAACTTCGCTGTGATCAAGGCGGTTGCTGCCTGATGAAGCGCCGGGGCGTTTCTCTCGTTTCATCTCTAGCGCTCATAGGGTCGTTTAGCCCAGCGACGCTCGGCGCCAAGGTATGGGTCGATCCGTCCGACCTGTCGACCCTGAAGCAGGAACGAACCGGCGCCAGCGCGACGACGCCAGCCGTCGTCGATGGCGTGGTCGGCTCGGTGCGCAACAAGGGCAGCGTCGGCGGATGGTTCGTTGCCGCGACCGACGCGCGTCGGCCCATCCTGCGCACCGACGGCGCGCGCTACTGGCTCGCGTTCGACGGCGTCGACGACTATCTCTCGCTCGCCGCGCCGGCGCTCGACCTGGCGACGATCGAGGTCTTCATCGGCGCCAAAATCCTGGGGTCGGCCGGCAATGCCGCGGGCATGGTGACGTTCGCGCCCGCCTCCGGCGGCGACTTCAACTCGAACACCGCGCTCACGATCTACACCAACTACACCAATTATGATGTCGGGGTCGTCGGAGGCTCCGGCTCCACGTTGGGGGCCAACGTGTCCGGCCTGATGCTGCGCCCGCATGTGATCGAGCTGCACAAGCCGGACAACACCAGCGCCGCGATCGTCGTCGACAACGCGACCGCCGCCACCGACAGCGTGTCGTCCGCCTTCACCACGATGGGTGGTGATCTCCTGCTCGGCGCGCGGTACGTCAACGGCATCAACACGTTCGGGAACTTCGCGCTCTACGGCCTCGTCGTCACGAACAGTGTCGTGGCCGACAAGAGCGCGATCCGGCAATTCATGGAGACCAAGACCGGCAACAACGGTCCGGTCTACCCGGACATCGCGGATCTGACGGAGCTCGCCGACGCCCGCGATACGTTGATCGGCGAGGTGTTCGCGACCGCCGGCGGCGTGCTCCCCACCGATCTCGCGACGCTGGACGTGGAGAGCCCGCATCCGCTCAACGGCATCGTGACGCTCACCAATCTGGCGAGCTGCCACAAGCTGACGATCCCCGGCTACGCGGCGCGTCCGCGCCTGTGGACGCCCAACAGCGCGCGCAGCGACGTCATCGTGCTGCTGTGTGCGGGCCACGCCGTCGCCTGGAACGGCAATGGTCTCGCCGCGGTCGCGATGCAGACGCTGCTCACGGCCAACATCCGCGTGTGCACGTTCGTGCTGCCGAACGGCCCCAACGACTACACCAGCGGCGGTCCGGCCGATCACGAGAGCAACGAGACGGCGCTGTCCGAGTGGGTCGGGCCCGTCGTCATCGCCATCAACAAGCTGCTGGCCGATTATCCCGGTGCGCAGATCTACATCGCCGGCATCTCGGGCGGGGGCTGGATGGCCAACATCTGCGGCGCGTGCGACGTGCGCATCGAGGGCACGTATCACTTCGTCGGAAACCTGCCCGACTACATCCATATCAACCGGGACTGGGAGCAGCGGCTGCCGGGTCTAACCGCCGACTACCTGACGCTCTATCTGCTGGGCGCCTGCCCTGGCCGGCGGAACAAGCAGATCCTCTACGAGCACGATCCGGCCGGGCTCGCCCGCGCCGCGACCAACACGCGTCCCGACTGGAGCGTGCAGCTCGCCGCGCAGGCGGCCGCGTTCGGCGGCGGCGACTACGACCTCGCGTGGGTGGATTACAACCAACACGCCTTTGAGGCGACGAGTTATGCGGTGCAATTCGTTGCGGAGCTACCTGCACCATGACCGCAGAAGACAAGAAGCGCCAAGCCCTCGCCCGGCTCGATGACCAGCGCGCACTTCACGAAAAGCTGATCACTATCGCCGGCACGCTCAACGACCCGGAGGTGGCCGACCATTTCAAACGCATCGAACAAGGGTTCGAGGCCGACATCTTGAGGGAAGCCGCTAAGAATCCCGACCGCGCCCAGGGCATCGCGATGAAGCTCGAAGCCTTCCGTGACATCCAGGCGCTCATCCGCAACGCACCCGCAGCGGTGTCGGCCATCCGCAACCGGATGGCGAAGATCAACGAAGGAAAGTAAGCCATGCCAAACGATTTTTCCGCGCAGAATGTTGTCGAGGATGGATCAATCGAAGCCGCGGCCGCACTCATGCCGGACCTCGGGCCGTCGCTCGAGGAAATGGAACAGCAGCAGCCCCGGCGTCAGCCGCGCGATCCGCAGTCGCAGCAGTGGCGGCCGCACGAGGACGAGCAGCCGAAGGCCCAGCCGCGCCGCCGCGATGCGGTGGAGCAGGAAGCTACGGCCGCAGATGGGCAGGACGACGAAAACGCCGATGACGTGTCGGCCGTCGATGACGAATTCTTCGAAGTCGAAGTCGAGCGCGACGGAAAGCCCGTCAAGGAACGGCTGAAGGCGATCGAGGTCTGGACCAAGGCGCAGGAAGCGGACCGCCTGCGTGCCGAGTTCGATGACTACCGCAAGAACGCCATCCCGCCAGAGCAGTGGGACCAGAGCTTGCTTCAGGTTCATCAGGCGCGGCAGGACTTGATGCGCCAGCTTCAGGTGCAGCGTGCGATGCTGCAGCCGGAGCAGCCGAACCCGGATCTGCTCAACCCGGAAAGCCCGCGCTACAACCCCGAACTCTACGGCCGCCAGACGCTGGCCGCGCAGCAGCAGTGGCAGCGGGTACAGGCCATCGAAAACCAGATGCGCCATCTTCACGAAGAGAGCGACACCCAGATGAAGGCGCTGGAAGCCGCCCAGGCACAGCGCGCCTATGCCAAGCTCGTTCAATTCTGGCCCGAGATCGCTGATGTCAAAGAGGCCACGCGCGTGCGTGACGATGCCATCAAGCACTGGGGCAAGTACGGTGTCTCTGACGAACTCATCGCGAGCGTCAGGAACCCCGCGTTCTACGCGATCCTCAAGGATGCTCTCGCATATCGCAGAGGTCAGCAGGCACGAGAGGCGGCCGTCAAGGTCGTACGTGCGAAGCCAAAGCTGGTGCGGGCACAGGCGCGTGATTCCCAGAACCCGATCAATCGCCGGTCTCAGGCCGCCTTCCAGCGCTTGCAGGCCAACCCTAATGACATGGACGCCGCGGCGGCATCGCTCGACGGCCTCTTCTCCTAAAGAGAACCTGCAATGTCTATCATTACCAACACTGTCCAGACCTTTGGAATGGTCGGTATCCGCGAGGAACTGTCCGACCGCATCTTGAACATCGCGCCAACGGATACCCCGTTCACGTCGATGGCCAAGAAAGGCAAAACCTCGAGCCGGAACCCCGAGTGGCAGCGCGACACCCTCGCCTCGCCCGACCCGACCAACGCCCAGATCGAAGGTAACGATCTGGTTGCAACGTCGGGCACCACGGGGCAGCCCGACCGCCTCAAGAACATCGTGCAGCTCTTCGACAAGAAGGTGACGGTGTCCGACACGGCGATTGCGGTGAACACCGCCGGCCGCGCCAACGAACTGAAATACCAGGTCGCCAAGAAGTCGAAAGAAATCAAGCGCGACATGGAAATGCGGTTCTGCGGCAACTACGCTTCAGTGGTCGGCAACACGTCCACCGCCGGCCAGCTCGGCAGCGTTGAATCGTGGATCGCAACCAACGCATCGCGCGGCTCGGGCGGTTCGTCTGGCGGCTACGACAGTAACACCGGACTGACCGTTGCGGCGACAGATGGCACCGGCAGGACCTTCACGGAAGCGCTTTTGAAGGCCGCGATCAAGGCAGCGTGGGACGCCGGTGGTGAACCTGATACCATCATGGTGTCGGGTTCCAAGAAGCAGACCTTCTCGGGCTTCACCGGTATCGCCACGCAGTTCAATCAGGTGAACGACAGCAACAAGGTCATGTTGTACGGCGCCGCCGACATCTACAAGAGCGACTTCGGCCAGCACAAGGTTGTGCCGAACCGCTTCATTGGTGCCGGCGCTTCGCCGCGGTCTGCAACGAACGGCCTCTATCCCGGACAGACGGCGCTGATCCTCACGCCGAGCACGTGGGAGATCAAGTTCCTGCAGCCGTTCACCGTCACGCCGCTGGCGCGCACGGGCCACGCCGAGCAGCGCTTGCTCAAGACGGAGTGCACGCTGGCTTGCCTCGAAGAGCGTGGCAACGCGGTGGTTGCAGACCTCAGCTAACGACAGACATGGGGCGGGGGTTTCGGCTCCCGCTTCCCTTCAAGGAAACGGAATGGCCCCTCGCAAACAGATCGTTGACAGCGCCCACGACGTGATCGTCAAAACCCTCGTCAACGACGTGCATTTTGGTTCTCCGCATCAGGTGCATGGTCTCAAGGCGGGCCTCGTCGTTAACCTCACCAAAGACTGGTTCGACGGAGATTTCCAGGCATCGCGCACGGCAGCCGACATCCTGATCAAGCTCGGTCAGGTGGAGCCCGCTGACGGCACGTCGATGATCCAGGCCAAGAAACGCGGCGAGGAAGCGCAAGCCAAGGCCAATGCGGAATCGCAGAAGGCGCGAGCATCAGCGGCGTTGAGCGACTTCGATAGCCTGCCATCCGAACTTCGCCAGATCGTCTCGGAACACGGCGACGACGTGATGCCAGAGATTGTGAACCTGTTCCAATCCGGAGAGTCCGTTTCCGACATCGTGCGTGCGTATCAGAAAAACTGATCTGCTCCCATGACCGACAAACGCTTCTTTGACTACGACGAATTCACCGGCATCACCGAAACGTTCATCGACCTGGGCGGCGATGATTTCGCCATCCAGCAAACGCAGGACGTGACGCCGTTCGTCGAACTGAACAAGGCGAAACAGAACTACGACGCCGACGGCAAAGCCTACTGGCGCGCGGGCGGTGACTTCCGGCACGAGGCCACAATCCCTATCGGCGTGCAGATGGAATGGCTGACGAAGTTCGGTGTGGACGTCTATGACCCGTCCCACATAGACGGCGTGAAGCGTCTGTTGAACGATCCTGAATATCGCTACTTAAAAGTCGGCAACATAGTCATCTGAGGTCTGAGCAATGCCTGATCTTCCCGGCCTGCTTGGCGCAGGTGGACAACAGCCAGCACCACAAGCCGCAAAGCCTGACGTGCTCGGCATTCTGCAATCTCTTGACCCTGCCATCTTGCAGCAGGTGCTTGCTGAAGCCATGGTCCGCCAGAAGATGGCGCAGCAGCCGAACGCCGCGCCGCAGATGCCGCCTGCACAGATGATGGGCATGGGCATGATGGGGGCTGGGCGCTAACCCATGGCCGACGTCGCGATTGCCGACTACACGACGCTGGTGTCCGAGGTGAAGGTCTGGGCTGCTCGCTCCGACAACACCTTCTCGAACCGTTTCCCCGTGTTCGTCACCATGGCAGAGAATCGGATCTATAACGGTCACGGTCAACCCGGTGACGATCTCTATTCGGCACCGCTTCGCACGTCGGTCATGGAAAGCACATCGACCGTTACGATGACCGATGGTGCGGGTTCTCTGCCATCGGATTTCCTCGAAGCGCGGTCAGTGTTCCGTGATGGCGATCCGGTTGGGATGCTCTACGCTGCGCCCAACAAATGGGACGTGATGGATGCTTCCGCTATCGTCGGAACGAACCCTTATTACTACACCATCAAGGGTTCATCGCTCTACGTGACGCCCGCCTACACGGGTGACGTGACGCTCTCGTATTTTCGCCGGTTCGATCCGGTCACGGCCAGCAACATCGACGGCCCTCTGATCCAAGAACACGGCGCAGTCTACTTCGCAGCGACGATGCTCTACGCCTTTGGCTTCATGCGCGATCAGCAGAACGCCGCGCTGTGGCTCAACGAGTATCGGTCTCTTGTCGATGGTCTCAACAGAACGGCACATGCAAAGCGGAGAGGCGCGCAGGCAATGCGCATGATTGCGAGGGCGATCGGTTGATCCCGTTCGGCCAGTTCCGTCCAGACGCAGCGCAGATCAATGCTCCAGTGTGCACCGAGGCCAAAAACGTCGTTCCAGGCGTCTCGACGTTCAAGCCGCTCCCGAGCCCCGTGGCCTCAACGACTGCACTCGATAGCACATGCCGCGGCGCAGTGAGCGTGGTGAAGGATGACGGCTCGGTCGTGACGTACGCCGGCACTCAAACAAAGCTCTATCAGCTCAACACTTCGGCCGGATGGGACGACGTAACCCGCGTGAGCGGCGGCGATTACTCGGTAGGCGCTGGCGAGCAGTGGAAGTGGGATATCTACGGCAACAACCTGATTGGCGCGAACGTCAACGACAACCTTCAATTTATCGACGTGGTTTCGGGGACGAACTTTGCGGCCGTCTCTGGTGCGCCGAAGGCAAGATACATCGCTGTTCTGCGCGAGTTCGTTCTGGTCGGCGCGATCTTTGGCAACGAAAAGCGCGTGCAGTGGTCTTCAAACGGCAACATGACTGGATGGACCGCAGGCGTCAGTGAATCCGACTATCAGGACCTCCCAAACGGTGGCCCGGTTCGTGGCCTGATCGGCGGTGAAGTCGGGTACGTTTTCCAGGCCAACCGCGTGTCGCGCATGACGTACCAGGCTGGCAGTCCGGTGGTGTTTTCGTTCGACGAGGTGGAAGGCGGCGTCGGTCTTGCTGGCCCGCACAGCCTCGTGAAACTTCGCAACGAAGCGTTCTATCTGGCAACGGACGGGTTCCGGAAGTTTGCGCTTGGGTCTGTGCAATCCCAGCCCATCGGCACGGCGAAGTGGACGCAATGGTTCCTCAACGACATCAAGGCGGGCTCTGAACTCACCGTCGTCGGTGCGGCTAATCCGGTGAAGCCGCAAATCGTGTGGGCGTATCAATCGAGGTCTGCGACGGGCTCCAACCCCAACCGAATGATGATCTACGATTGGTCGTTGGATGAGGCGACCTACGCAGAATTGACGGTGGAATCGCTGGTGAAGTGGCTGTCTCCTGGCCTCACCCTCGATACAATGTCAGCGGCTGGATACACGAGCCTCGACAGTCTTCCGTTTTCGCTTGACAGCGCTTTCTGGAAAGGCGGCGCGTCGGTGCTCGGCGTGTTTGGCACGGATCACAAGTTGAGCCTGCTTTCCGGCACGCCGATGGAAGCCCAGATAGTCACCGGAGACGGGCAGCAAAGAGGCCGGATGTTCATCACGGGTACGATGCCGAAGGTGGATGCAGCAGGCGTGCAAGTCGAAGTATCGATGCGCGAGAGAATGGCAGACACGCCGACATATGGAACCTCCGAAGTGATGGAAGACACTGGCGTTGTTCCGGCGCACGTGTCGGGAAACATCGCTCGAGCACGCATCACGATCCCGTCGCAGAACTGGACGCAGATCGAGAGCATAGACACCGTATTCGAACCGGCGGGGTCACGCTGATGGATCGGCTTCCGATCAACGGCACGACGCTCCGCAACATCATTGACAGGATCAACGGCCTGATCGACGGCCGCTCGAATGCATCCGGCGACGTGACGCTGACGGCAGGAGCGACTTCGACCGTGGTGGAAAGCCCGATCTTCAACGCAAATGCACGGGTTCTGCTGACGCCTAAGACTGCAAACGCAGCGGCAGCCGTGGCGACGACATACGCCAACATGACGGCGGGCGGTGGATCGTTCACGGTCACGCACGCCAATGCTGTGAGCACGGATCGGACGTTCGCCTATCTGGTGATCGGAGGATAGATGGCGGACGGCGACAGCAAGGCATCGCTAGAAGAACTGGTCGGCCGGGTGTTTGCCACGCGGGATGCATCGCACCTTGCGCACTGGAAGACGAAATCATTCGCAAAGCATATGGCGCTCGGGGATCTTTACGACGCACTACCCGATGAGATCGACGGCATCGTGGAAGCCTACCAAGGCGCAAAGGGGCTGATCAGAACCGGTGCCGATGAACCCTCGCTTATCCGGCATCTGGAGCAGGAAGCGGCGTGGATCGCGAAGAACCGCGAAGGCATCGCCAATGGAGTTCCGTCCGTCCTGAATATGATCGACGGATTGCACGCACGATACGTGACTGCGCTCTATAAACTGAAGAACCTCGATTGATGCTCGACACCGCACCCAACGACGCCATGCGCGCCTATATCGAGCCCGTCATTGAGCGCAAGCAGACGGAATTGATCTTGCGGCAGGTGCCGGTTCCCTATCTGCGGCAAGTGTTCCCGCACGTCGTCGGGATGCTCACGAGTGTCGTTGACCGTTCGGATGGTCGCTGGACGCTGGAAGACATGGCGGGACGCTTTATCCGCGGCGAATGGCAATTGTGGGTGGTGTTCGACGGTGAATATCGGGCGGTGCTGGCGACCGAACTGTTTATCGAAGCGTCCGGCATGAAAAACGCCCGCGTGGTGTTCTGCACCGGCATCGGGGCCAAGCAGTGGGTCGGGCTGATTGCTCAGATCGAGGATTGGGCGCGAGACATGGGCTGTCGCAAGCTGGAAATGCTGGCCCGTAAGGGATGGGCACGGCACTTGGAAGACTACAAGCTGACCCACGTGCAGCTCGAAAAGGACTTGGGCAATGCCGGGTCTGTTTGACACGATCACAGCCGATCCGCGACTGCCGGGGTTGCTCGGTGGGACAGGGCCGCAGTTGACCCCAGACCAGCGTCGGAAACTTGCGGCGCGTGCGCTTACGGCGCAATTCGACCGCGCGACGCCGCAGGACACGGAAGTCGTGGAGCGCGCGAGCATGTTCCCGCTCGGGACGTACGCCAACGGCATGACCGGGCCTGCCATTCCAGGGTTTATTTACGACGGCTTGTTCGGGCCTGGAGATGCAGCGTCTGGCAAGCTCGGCAATTACCAAGACAACCGCGAGGAATGGGCCAAGGTCGGATTTGATACGGCTGGTGCTGCCATGGTGGGAGGGCTTGCAGCGCCAAGGCCGAGAGGCTCTATCGGCATGAGCGGAAGGCCGGAGGGGTTTGAAACATCAACCCTACGGCACAACAATCACAACAGCACAGTCACGGTAATCGACGACTACAACAGACCATATGGAAACCCAGGAACGCAGCCCAAAGTAACAAGTGATCAAGCTGCTTTTAAAAGCACACTCACAGATCCGCACACGCCAGCGTTCAACTTGGTGCAGAGGTCCGATGGTTCCGGTGAATATGTCTGGCCACACACGGAACGCGAAGAGGCGTTGCAACGATCACTAGGGGCGCGGGCGGCTCCAGATCTCTACGCCAACGGCGGCCGTCCTGGCGCTGCCGTGGGGGCGACGGCCAACGCCCAAGACCAGGACCCATCCAATATCAAGCCGATCCTCGACAAATACGGCCTCGGCCATCTTCTCAATCCAACTGACTGGGCTCGCAAGATGCAGCCCGGCGACGCGTAATCCTGTGCCTCGCGTTCTGATGCAGGACACCTGACCTCATGGGTTCATCCAACAAGCCCGCGACGACAACGACCGTGCAGACGAAAACCCCATGGGGGCAGACGGCCGGGCAGTTGTCCGACATGACGAACCGCGTCGGCACGCTGGCGAACGACAACGACTACTGGACGCCCGCGGTGTCTGACGCCACGGCGCGCGGCATTGGGCAACTCGACGCGCTCGGGCAGCAGCCGGGACAGGGCAACCAATACCTGACGTCGATTCTTCCAGGATCGGCGCAGGGGTTCGACCAGGGCCTCGGGCAACTGTCGAAGGTGGCGGGCGGGGATTATCTCAACTCCAATCCGTACCTTGCCGCAGCGATGAAGCCGGCGCTCGACGACGTGCAGAACCGGGTCAACTCACAGTTCACGGCGGCAGGCCGCTACGGCTCCGGCAATCATGCTTCCGAACTGACACGGCGTCTTGCCGAGACGGAAGCGCAAGTCCTGCAGAATAACTACGCGACCGAGCGGGCTTCGCAAGACAATGCGGCGCGTTCGCTGTTCGGCGGTGGCTTCCAGGGTGCAGGCTTCACGGGGCAACTCGACCAGAGCGCCGCGGTTCCAGCGATGTATTCGATCCAGGCCGGCCAGATGCAGGACACGCTGGCGAACCAGACCAAGCAGGCCCCCATCAACGCGGTCAACTGGCAGAACTCGATCATATCTCCTATTTCGCAAGCCTACGGCACGACCACCGGAACACAGCAGACGGTGCAGCCGGTGAACCGTTTCACGCAAGCGCTTGGCCTTGGGCAAATGGGCCTCGGTCTGCTCAGTGCTCCGATGACGGGCGGCGGAAGCCTGTTCGGAACGCAAGCCGCACCATCGTTGCTGGGCTCAATGACAAACTATTGGGGCTAAGACCGTGGCAGAACCCCTCCCCGGCCTACTTGCCCCGCCCGATGCAGGCCCGATCATGCGCGCCATCCAAAAGCGCGCCATGCGTGGCCTCGACCCAACGCCGCAGCAGCAGGCGTGGCTGGAGGAGCAGCGCCCGCGCCTTGAAGCTAACTCCATGCGCGTGGCTGACGTGCTCACGCCGTTTCCGGCCATGCTGGAAGCCTACCGTGATCCAAGCATCGCGAACCTCACCAACGCAGGCGTGCGAACGGCAGGAGCCATCGGCAGCATTCCAGGCATGGTCGCAAGCCTTGGGGCTGGCTACGGCGCAGCAGCGGCAAAAGACATCGGTCTGCTCGATATGAGCGCCAACGCACAGACGGCCGCGCAATCTCGAGCCCGTGCGGCGGAAGCCAAGGCCAAAGCGCAAGCCGAGCGAGATATGTTGGAGGCCCAGACCCGTTCCAAGGCACAAGAGGCGGACATTGAAGCCAAACGCCGTGCCGACGAACTCGCCGCAGAGCGCGCCCGCTCGGACAAGGCCGAATACGACCGCGCCGTGAGCAAGGCGGAAGCGAACCTTACCGATCCGCAATACAAGTCTCGCGCCTTCGGTGAGACTGAGATTGGCAAGGTCTACGACAAGACCGGCATCGTGACGCCGTTCCTGGCAGCGCTTGGCCTTGGCGGTCTGTCTCGCGCGGCAACCGGCGGCGGGTCTGCCGTCAAGAATTATGCCCTCCCCGTGGGCGCGGGAGCCGCTACGGGTGTTGCTGCTGTCAACTGGCCTCTCGGTCACGAAATCTTGTTCCAGCCGCCCTATAACCCCGAGAAAGCGAAATACGAGGCATATTCGAGAGACCTTCCTCCAACGCATCCGCGCAAAGAGGAATGGACCAACTACGCAGGCAAGCTCCCGGCTGAAAACCCCGCACGCGCGGTTGCCGTCAAGGAATTCTACGATCCTTGGAAGTTCGCAGAGCGCTCTGCCCTCGGATTGATCGAAGGCGTGGCCGGTGGCCTTGCCGGTTCCGATGCGGTTCGCACTGCAAGCCGACTGACAGGCAAGGCGGGACGCGGTGTCGGTAACGTCGTTGAAGGGGCCGCCACTCTGCCGGGGCGTGCCTCGCAAGGATACGCCCGCGGCATGACAGAAGCAGCGGACGCAGAAGCGGCGATGATCAACGCACGCAACCGCATCCCCGCAATGGAGCCACCGGCGCCAGTGGCGCGGCCTGCACCGCCGATGCCGATCGCAGAGCCGCCGCCGTCGATTGTTCCGATGCCAGCGCCTGTGCAGGCCGCACCGCTCCCGCAAGCGCCGAACGTAGCGACGATGCGCCCCGCGAAGGGAGGACGGTTCGACCCGTCGTTGTATTCCGTAGGTCCGGCTGGGTTGCTCGGTATGGGAGCCGCCGATCCCAACATGCTGGCGCTGATGGTCCAGGCTGGCATGCTGCCGCCGTCTGCGCTGGAGCGGTAAAATGACTTTGCTAGACCCCGAGTTTGATCGTCGCATTCGCGCTTTGACGTCGGCGGCCGTAGAAGCTGGGTATGACCCGTCAATAGTGAGTGGATACCGTTCCCACGCGGACCAAGCGCGCGCCATCAACAGTGTTGCACAACACGTCTACGGCCGCCCCGCCTCTGTCGTGGATTATGCGCGAGGCATCAAGGGATATGCTGCACCGGTAGGGGGATCACAGCACGAGGCTGGCAGGGCGGTTGATTTCTCTCCCGGTCCTGCACTTGATTGGATCAGAACAAATGCTCCAGCTTATGGTGTGTCGTTCCCTCGGGCGTTAGCCAAAACAGACCCGGTTCACGCCGAAGTCGACCGCAACTTTATGGGACCGGTACAAGACCCAAGAGACCGTGCGGCTGTGTTGGCCGCTGCCAATCTGGCGCCGTCACCGACATTTGAAATTCCAGCAAGCAAAGGCGGAAGCGGCCAAGAACAAGGTCGGTTCGCCGGCGGAAAGGGTCCTGCTCCCGGTTCATTTCGGGCTGCTCAAGAAACCATTCCTCCGCCGATGATGCTCGGTGGACCCAAGCAGGGAGCGTCCCCCATGCCGCAAGAACCGCAAGGTCTGCCGGGCTTGCTCGGTGGGTTGCAGTCAATCTTCATGAACCCGCTGTTTCTGTCCGGAGCAGCCATGGTCAATGCCGGTGCCGAAGGAAAGAACTTCGGAGCTGGGCTTCTGGCAGGCGGTCAGGCCGGCGCACAGGCCGCACAGCATCAAGCCATGATTGCCAAGGCGCAGCGCGAGCAGCAAGCGCAAGCGCAACGTGCCGCGCTGTGGGCCAACCTTGGCCGCGGACAGATGCCGACTGGTCCCGACGCCATGCCGGGTGGAACGTACGAACTCGCCCGTGCACTTGGGCCTGATGCCGGGGTCAAGTTCCTGACCGACATGATGGTGAAGCGTTCCGAGCGCGGCATCGAGCGCGACAAGCTCTCCGAAACGCAGCGCTATCACGACATTCTGGCGGATCAGAACCGACAGCGTGATGAAGATTTGCGGGTGCAGCGTGAATCACAGCGCACGCTATACGAAGCCAACGCGGAATTGCGCCGCGAACAAGTTGATCGGTTGCGCCGTGAAGCCGAAACCGAGCGCCGATTGTTCGGTGGCGGTGCGCCGGCTGCTCCGGCACAACAGCCCGCCGTTCCGCCGCGCGATCCCAACATCCGCCCTCAATCGTTCGAACCGGGCCCGCAAGGCGATCCAAACCTTATCCGTGTGCAAGACGCTGCCGCGCCCGCAGCGCCAGCCGGTCCTGCCGTGCGTCCAATGCCACCGCCGGTGCTGCCCAAGATCCAAGTGCCGAAGTCCGAACGGTTTCCCAACGGAACGGCCACGCCGGAAGAGGCCACGACTTTTGCGCAGGAGCTTCTGGCAACCGAAAAGTTCCGCCCTCTTGGTCAGCAAATCCTGAAACAGGTTGAGCAGGCTCGCGAGGATTCCGGCCTCGAGAAAGGCGCACGCGGCGAAGTCGAAAAGACCCTCATCAGCCAGGTCAATCACTTGGCCCGCCTGGAAGAGATGAAACAAGGGCTCGACCCGCGTTATCTCGACATCCGGTTCCGCGGTGCAATGGAACTGGCGGCCAAGCTCGAAAAGGCCGGCCAGAAGCTGTCGCCAGAGCAGACTGAGGACTTGCAGCGCTACACGGCATTCCGCGCCCGCACGATCCGAAACATGAATACGTTGCTCAAGGAACTGAGCGGCGCGGCTGTCACACAACAGGAATTTGATCGGCTTCGCTTGGCCGAGCCGGACGCCGGCACCGGCGGATGGACCGACTTCCTCAAGGGCGACAGCTACGGCCAGTTTATTGCCAAGCTGGGAGAGGCCGAACGCGCCGTCAAGCTCGCGGTGGCGCGGTCCAACTGGCTTCGCAACACCAAGGGTTTTGACAGCCGCCAGATCGAAGCCATGGCCAAGGCGGGCAGCCTCGAGGATCAGGCTTCGCTGCCCGGTATTCAGCGCATCATGAGCCGCGAGCGAGAGAAGATCGAGAACCAGATCCGGCAGCAGGCCGGCCCCGGTGCGAATGAAGACGAGATCAAGAATGCCGTGCGTGCGCGTATGAAAGGGGTCTTTGGCATCTGATGGCCGATTGGTATCTCGACGAGGTGTTCGGCTCCGGGACCGCTCCCAAGCCGCAACCCACACGCCCTGCAAGAGACTGGTATCTGGATGAGCAGTTCCCCGACCTGATTCCGGTGCAGGAAGGTGGCGCAGGTGCGCGCCGTCAACCCGGCCCGACTGTCGTTCCTATCCCGCAGTTCCCCAACGAACGCCGCGCGGCGCGACCCAAGCCGCTGCCGCCCGCGCCAAGGCAGGCAGAAGCCGCGCCGCAGCCCCAACAGGCGGTCCCGCAAGCGCCCGTTCCGATGCCGCCTGCGGTCGACGGTCAGCCGGGCGATGCTGCCTATGCCGAGCCCGATGCTCCAACGTGGTTTGGGCGGCGGGTGCAGGACATCTTCGGCAAGAAGGACAAGCGTTATGCCGATCTCCCGTCCTCTTTCGAAGCGGGCGCGGTGCCGATTGCGGATGACCAGCAGTTCAAGCTGTCCGGCGGCTCCGATGCGGCTTACGGCGACTTCATCCAGAAGCAGCTTGGCGAGACGTTTACACGCCGCTTCAAGGACGCCAACGGTTACGAGATCATTGGATTCAGGAAGCCGGACGGCAAGGAACAACTGACCTACGTCAACAAGCCATCGTGGGAGTGGAACGACGTAGACCGCGGTTTGACTGGGATGCTGCCTTACGTCGGCGCGGCTGGCGTTGTGGGACGCGCAGCAGGTGGGCTTCCCGTAGCGGCTCAGATTGTCGGCCAAGCCGGTGGTGCCGGCGTCACCAGCCTGGCGCAGGACGCGCTGGCGACCGCCAAAGGGTCGGATCAAGGCGTCGAGTTCGGCAAGCTGATTGGATCGGTCATCGGTGGCGGTGCCGGCGCTGCTCTCGCTCCCGCTGCCGGGTGGGCCATGGCCAAATGGGCAGAACGCGGCCTTATCGACAAGGCAACCGGCCAACTGACCGAGAAGGGCATCAAGGCGGCGCAATCCGCTGGCGTCGACACCTCGCAGTGGACCGATGACATTGCGCGCACGTTCGCAGAACAGTTTGCACGATCCGGAAATGCCAAGGTTTCTGGTGTGATGGCAGAAGTGGGGGACGTCGGCATTCCAACCACGCTCGGCCAGCGCACCAAAGACGTGCGGCAGTTGATGACCGAGCAAGCCATCCGCGATGGCGTCTGGGGCAAGGGCGCCTCGGAAGCCTTGAAGAAATTCGACGACAACCAATGGCAATCGATGGTCAACGCCACCATGGGCGAGATCGCTCCGGGCAAGCCGGGCATGTCGCTGCAGTTGGCCCCGCATCGCTCGCCGGGCGAATACACGCCAAGTCAAATCGGCGTCGACATCTCGTCTCGCTTGCAGATGGCCCGCGATACCGCACGGCAGGGTGAACGCGACGCATGGGCCAAGGTCGGGCGCATCACGCCGACCGACGAGGCCCGCGCAGAGCTTGGAGCCTACGTCAACACCGCCTTGCGCGAGCGCATGATCACCGCACGTTCGAACCCGGTCACGACAGACATGGTTCAGTTGATTGAGCAGTTCATTGAAGGCAAGGCCCCGGAACAGGTATCGAAGATCCTCAAGAACAACCCCACCGGCGACGTCAACGCCTTCCGGCAAATCCTGTCCGAAAGCTATCGCGATTTGCCAAAGGGCGCCGACCGGGCGGCGGCTGAAAAGGTCTATGATGCGTTCAACAAATGGACGCGCGACATGGCCGAGCAGAAGCTACTCAACGCCGAAGGTGCGGACGCAGCCGTTGCCGCTGCCAACATGGTGACGGCGCGTGGTGTGACGGCGGAACTGCACAACATCTTCAGCGCAGGCGGCAAAGGTCCGGGAGCGCGGATCATGAAGCAAATCCTAGAGACCGCCGACAGCCCGGCTCAGATCGTGCGCGAACTGTTCGTTGGCCCAACTTCGGAAGCTGTCAAACCAGGCTCGATTGCCGCCCTCAATTCCATCAAACAGGCCACGAAGTTTCTGCCGCAGGATGAGGCAGCCGCGTTGATGGGCGATCTCAAGCTCGCCTATTGGCTGCGCGTGGTTCGCAATCCGGCCGGCGGTCTCGACGAGGGAAAACTCTACAATCCGCAAGTGCTGATGAAGAACCTGCGCAAGTCGCTCGACGCGCAGCGCGACGTTTGGATGACGCTTTACACGCCGCAAGAACGCGCGTTTGCACAGCGCATCGTGCAGTCGCTCGAGCGCGGTCCGACGTTCCACGACTGGACCCCGAAACCGAACTCAAGCCGATCTGGAACGATGATCGGCAACCTCATGCAAGACTTCATGGGGCTTCTCGTCGGCAAGCAGATGGGCAGGACGCTGTTCACCGGCATGCAGCAATACACTGGCGTCGGCGGTGCCATGGCCCGCAACGCCACCGACCAGGCAGGAAGGTTTGCCCAGCCGATGCTGCTCCCCGCTGCGGGTGCCGCAGGTGGCGCTCAGTCCAACTAGGCAGAGAAGCCCATAGACGAGGGCCAGTTTCAGGCCCTTCACGATCAGGAACGCCGCGGCAAAGCCGAGCGCTCCCAGTGCTGCGTGCCGTATCGCGTTGTGCTTGCGTCCCATGGACCATGATTGCGACGTGTCGATTCACACGACCAAAGCACAATTTACCGGTCAGCGCGCCTGATGCTGCACCGTATCACCACACAAATCGGCCAGACCGCCATGGACGGCGGAAGGATCTGCCGTCAGGTGCAGGAATACCTTGCCGCTGCCCACATCGTGCCGGCGTCGGACACCGCCTGCCCTGATTGGAACGGCGCATTGATGGCGTGGGCCGCAATCAAGAATGGCATCGTTCCGCCCGTCGACAGCGGCAACCCGATGGCATGGCTGACCTGGGGGACGCCGCTCGATACGCCGGCACCAGGCGCCGTGGCCGTGCTGACCTCCGGTTCCGGCCGCGCTTGCATGGCGTGCGCCGTGGTGGCCCGCACCCAAGCGCAGAAGGTCTACGTGATTGGGGCTTTCGACGATGTTGTTCAGATGCGCGCGGTGCCGGTGGACCGCGTCATCGCCGTTCGTAAACCGCCGGGCGCTACCCTTGCCATTCAATCCGAGCAGCCGCAGCCATTGCAGATCACAATTCACAACGAAGCGCCCGCGTTGCCGCCTCCGGTTCAAGCCGCAATCGCAATGCCTATCGCTGCTGCCGCCGAGGAGGTTCCTGCCGTCACAACATCATCAGTTCAGACAGTCTCGACACCGCCCGTCACCATGGAAGCCCTGCAACGCCTGCTCGACCACGTGCAGGCCGAATTCTCCGACGTCCACGCCCGCATCGATCAGGTTTCGCAGCATGCGGTTGCCGCCGTTCAAATCGAGCACGAGAAAGCCTAGAGCATGACCGACTTCTACGACTGGTCGCAGACTGCTGCATCCAACGCGACGGCCGACACGGATATCAACTGGCAGGAAAATCAGGCCCCGGACACGGTCAACGATTCCGCGCGCAACATGATGCGCCGGATCGCGCAATGGCGGTCAGACCTTGCACCCGTGCGCACTACGACTGGTTCCGGCAACGCCTACTCTGTGGCGTCATACGCCGGAGGAACCGGCAGCTATCGAGACGGCGAGATTGTTGCCTTCGTCGTTGATCGCACCAACACCGCGGCGTGCACGCTGAACTCCAACAGCCGCGGCGCAGTGCCGTTCCGCCCGGCTCTCGGTGTCGAGTTCAAGGCTGGCGAACTCGTCATCAACACGGTGGCGTTTGCTTACTACCGATCTGCATCGAATGAATTCATTGCTTCCAATACCGGGTACTACGTCAACCAGATGACGTCAGGTCTCTTGGCGCAGTCGGTCGCATCGCGACTGATGCGGATTGGCCAGCCGATTATTTCGTTGTCTCCTACCGTAACACCCGGATGCGTGCGGCTGACGGAAGCAACGCAGACGCTCAACAAATCGGACTGGCCTGAACTGTGGACAGTCGTGAGCGGGTGGGGCGCACCGTGGGGCTCAGCCAGCACAACGTTCAATCTGCCGCCGGCAGCGGGCTATTTCCTGCGGTTCGCCGCCACCAGCAGCAGCATAGATACGTCCGGTGCACGGTCGGCAGGTTCGACGCAAACCGATCAGAACAAATCTCATACTCATACCGGAACAGTCGATAGCTCTGGCGCGCATGTTCACACGGGAGCGGTCGGGACACAGACAACATCAGGCGCTCAGTCGGCGTCATCATTCAATGCGGTAACAGGCGTTGGAACGACCAGCACGGGGTCGTCTGGCACGCACACGCACACGTTCACGACAGATAGCTCAGGCGGCGACGAGGTCCGCGTCAAAAACGTCGCTTTCCATGTCGACATTCTTGCGTCCACGGCTCTGACAGCCAGCACAATCGCCGTTTTTGGCCATCCCATGGCATGGGACACTGGCACGTCGTCAGCAGATCCAGGCACTGCTCGAGTCCGCGTCAACAATGCCACGATGGGTTCAGCAACCGCGCTTTATGTGTCGGACACCGACGCATGGGGCGCTGATCTCGACGGGTTGCTGGACAACCTTGCAACAGGCCACATTCTGAAATTGTCCAAAGTCGGCGCGCAGGCGAACTATATTCAGGTCCAGGCAACCGGGTCATCAACCGACCACGGAACGTGGCATTCCCTCCCGGTCACCGTCGTTGGAACGTCAGGGTCGTTCTCGAACAACGACAATCTTGCGCTAGAATTTACCGGCACACCGGGTGCTGCGGGAGCTACCGGGCCGGCAGGCGGCGGCATTCCATGGAACTGGGATACGGGCACAACGGCTGCCGACCCCGGTTCTGGAAAGATTCGCGGCAACAACGCCACGCTGGCGTCCATTACTGAGTTCTACGTCAACAACTCGGACGCCAACGGCACGTCGGAAACAACGTGGCTCGATGCGTTCGACGATTCGACCAGTAGCGTGAAGGGATATCTGCAACTGACGAAGTCGTCAGCCACGGCCAATTCACTGCTCTTCCGGATCAACGGCGTCGCAGGTTCGAGCTATCGCACGATCAGCGTCACCTATGTCAGCGGTGCTGCAACATTTTTATCGAGCGACAGCATCTCCTTGAGTTGGGCTCGGACAGGCGATGCCGGTGCGGGTGGCGATTTCTCATCCAACACGGCAACGTCGGTGGATAGCGAATTCGTGCTGTTCAGTGGCACGGACGGCAAGACCGGAAAGCGCGCGACGGGTACCGGATTTGCGTATGGCACGAGCGGGGTGGCGTCGTTTCTGGCCGCCATGCCAGCGTGGAACGCGCTCTCCAACCGCGGGTCGGACATTGCGTCGGGCTCGACCATCGACCTCGATGCGGCCACGGGCCGGTTCGTCGATGTCACCGGGACCACGACGATCACGGCTATCACCCTGACCGATGGCGACGACAGGTGGGTCCGGTTCACCGGAGCTCTGACGCTGACACACGGGGCGAGCCTCGTGCTGCCGGGCGCAGCCAGCATCACCACGGCGGCCGGAGACTGGGCGCATTTCGTCGGTTTTTCCGCCGGCGTCGTCCGCTGCGCCTCGTACCTCCGCGCGAGTGGCCGGGCTGTCGTCGGTATGGACACGTCTCTGGATACGACGTGGACGGGGCAGCACACGTTCGCGCTCGGCACGATCACGACCAGCAAGCCGTTGACGATTTCGCAGACCTGGAACGCCGGCGGCGTCACGTTCGATGCATTCCTCGTCGATGTCACGACCACGTCGAGTGCGTCCGGATCGCGGCTGGCGAACCTCCGCGTCGGCGGAACGAGTGTATTCTACGTCCGCAAAGACGGCGTGCTCGGATCCGACACGGCATTCTCCGCCGGCATGATGCTGAACCACGCCAGCGCGATGACCGTGTTCGGACGTGCTGCGGATGTCTCAACGTCGAACCAGGTCGCGATAGGAGACGACGGCGGAGGCGTTCCCGGCGTCCGGGTTGGGAATTCGATCGCGTTCAGTTTCAGTTCGAGTGCGGGTGGGACCGGAACGGCAGATACGCTCTTGAAACGCGCCGCGGCTGCGGTTGTCTCATGCGAGGGCGCGTCTTCAGCCGGCGCCACGCTCCGTCACATCCCGCGCCGTCCCGCGCAGATCACGGCCGACCAGAACAACTACAATCCCGGCGGTACGTCGAAATATCTGCATCTGAACACCGACGCATCGCGCACACTCACAGGCATGACGTTCACTGCGGCGCAGGTGGATGGGCAGGAGCACGTCATCGTCAACGTCGGCTCCAACAACCTTGTGCTTGCCAATGAGAGCGCGTCGAGCACGGCCGCAAACAGGTTCAAAAACAGCACCGGCGCCGACATCACCTTGTCTGCTAGTCAGGCGGCTGATCTTCATTACGATGGCACGCAAAGCCGTTGGCTCGTCTTCAAGAGGAACTGATGATGTACGCACGCATTGAGAACGGCGCTATTGTCAATTGGGCTTCCACCCTCCCAGAGAACAGGGAGGGAGACTGGCGTCCTTTGTCGATCAATTACCCAACGTTTAATCAGAAAACCCATCAGGTCGGTGATCCATCAGACACCATCGAAGCCAATCGAGTGCTGAGGACATGGGTGGTGTCGCCTCGAACGCCAACGGTTGACGACGTTGTGACCGAACGCAAGCGCCGCCTTTCCATCGGCTTCGACTACAATTTCGGAGACGCCAGAGGCGTGCATCGCATCGGCACGACTGAAAGCGATATGAAGGGCTGGGACGAAGTGTCGAAATACGCTGGCGCTTTGATCGACGCTGGCCAGATATCAACTCCGATTTCAATTGCGACGAATACCGGAGTTTGCACAGTCACGCCGATTGAGTGGCGTGCTATAGAGATTGCGAGTGCTGCATTCCGTCAGCCGTTATGGGCCGCGTCGTTCGCGTTGATGGCCATGGAACCCATCCCCGCGAGCTACGCAGATGACAGCTACTGGTCATGAAGCGCGCCCCGAAATTTGACGACAAGCTCGCTCGCGAATACGCGACGATGTGGGACGCGATGGAGATCACGCGCGATGAAAGCGCGATGGAGAAAACGGTCAACCGCATCATTGCTTTTCGGGCGGCCTACGAAGAAGTTGAGCGCATGACGAATGTGCCTTGGTACATCGTTGGCATCATGGACATGCGCGAGGGTGGAGGCGGGGCGTGCAAGCATTTGCACAACGGCGACAGCTTGAAGCGACCGACAAGGCAGGTTCCAGCCAACAGGCCGGCAGGTAAAGGCCCGTTCACGTTTCAGCAGTCCGCTTGCGATGCGCTCCAGATTAAGGGCCTCGACAAGATAACAGAGTGGACGGTTGAGCGCATGGCGTTTGAGTTCGAGCGCTACAATGGATTCGGCTATCGCCAGTACCGCAAGATTGTCAGCCCTTACCTGTGGGGCGGAACGAACCATCAGCAGCGCGGAAAATATGTGGCAGACGGCGTGTATTCGACGGCCGTCATGGACCCACAGCATGGCTGCATGCCGCTTCTCAAGCTGATTGCGGATAAGTGCGAGATTACGATTCCATCGCAGTTTGGCGCCAAACCAGGACCAGAGACGACACCGGCAAGCAACGTGCCTGCCGTTGAGGCCCCGGTGATCAGCGCGCCAACGGCTGTTGCTGGCGGCGCAGGAGTTCTCGGAGGCGGCGCTCTGCTTGCTGACCCTGTCGGCCTCACGTCCACCCTCGTTGCCGTCAAAGGAAACGGGCAGCAGCTTCTCGCTGGTGTCGATCTGACGTCGTTCGCCGTGCCGCTTGCCATCATCATCGTCGCGCTGGCGGCGGCCTGGTTCGTGGGGCGCAAATGAAAAATCTGTTCGACATTGCCAAGCTGATCCGCATCGGGATCGTAGCAGTCGGATGCCTTGGGGCATGGGCTGCGGTCAAGTTCAGGTACGAGAGTCAGGGCGTAGCGAAGGAAAGGGTGCGCGTAGAGAAAAAGGCCACCGAGAATGCCGCCAAAGCTGACGCTGCTCGCCGCTCTGTTGAGCGCATTCCTGATGAGCGCTTGCGGGACCGCTACTGTCGCGACTGTCGATAGCGCCTGCAGATCGCTGGGACCTATCGACTGGAGCAAGGACGACACGCCTCGCACAAAGCGAAACATTGTCGGCCACAACAAAGCCTATGACGCCATCTGCCCTGGCCAGGGAGGCACCCCTAAGCAGGTGGCCCAGGTCAATGGATGAGCGTCTGGGAACCGTCGCAGCCGCCCTCGCCGCCACACTCGCACTCCACGGAAGTCGAGAACAGGCTGACCAAGCTCGAGGTGCAAGAAGCGGCCACCAAAGCCAAACTCACGCTCCACGAGAAAGCTATCCTGGTCATCGCGTCGGCGCTTTACGTCGTGGCGCAGGAGAAATTCCCGATCATCGCCGGGGCCATTCGGGGGCTGTTGATCCCGTGAGCCCTCAATTTCGACTAGCGCTTTGGATGCTCGCGGCAATGTCGGCTGGGTCCATCTTATATTATGTGATCTGGCCGTGACTGGGGCGTTTCTTTCCTTAAAAAGTTAGCGTCACGCCCAACCGTCAAAGTCTCGGCACGGGCACACTTCGGTTGATGTCCCAGGGTGGGCTGGGCAGTCGTCAGTCTTTGGAAGCCTAGCGGTAGCTGCGCGTATAGCGGCAGCCGCCGAAACGTGTCCAAACTCGCGACACGGCCCAACCCGAGCCGCCCACTTGAAATCACCCGACCGCGAGCCCCACGACACGTTATCGCGGTGTCTAGCAGGGACAGCGTCTAGGGCGGTTTCCCTTCACGGTTCGGGGTCATGTCGGCTGGCTCAAAGCGACCGTCGCAAAACTCTGCAACTGGCCGCACCCAACGCTCAACCTTACCGTCCTTTTTTGCGGCGTACACAACCGCGTTCGTCATCGTCGCTTCTATGATGGCGAGACATAGCACCTGATAGACGCCGCCGGTCCTTTTGTGGCGATAGTAACCGCCGATGGAAATGTCTTTCAGGTCATCGGCCACGGGTGGTTTCCCCTCATGATTTCTGATGCGATAGGCAAGCCACGGCAGCATAGCTTTGACCGCCCGCATTTCTTGCGCAGACATCTCACCGGCCGCTAACAGAATCTCTCCTTGCCTGACCGACTCGACTTGCTTCGCACAGCGCTCTCGCTCTGCGGCCATCAGTGCCCGTTCGCGTGCCGTGATCGGCCCACCTTTGGAAACCTCGTCTAGCGCTGGCGTGAAGTCGGTATCTGGCATCGGGCTATTTCCTTCCATCGAAACTTGCGGGGTAAACCTTCACCGGCTCCCGCTTCCACTGGCGCTGTGCCAGACCTCCGCACCACATACCGCAGCCGACACGTTCTCGGCGCAGAGGCAGGTGCCGCCAATCGGGCTATTTCCATTCACGTTTCAACCTGCGCCGCGCTAGCATCGCATCGGCTATGTCGTACGCCTGCGCCGCGATTATCTCCGCGCGCGTGATGCCAGCCGCGTGTCTGCCGAACCATGCGTTCAGTTCGTAGTCTCTCGCTTCGCCGTTGACTGTCGCATTCATAACCGCTTGCCCGGCCAACCAGTCACGCACCGACAAGCCAACGCTACATGCGTATTGATTGTGCTGCGTTTGCATCCCGACGGGAAAGGCAGGCCCGCCGTCATCTCGCTCGCTTAAATCGTTGTCCATGACGGGCCCTTGATGTGCGGTTTCGGATAGCCTTGGCGATCTTGTCTGCGCCGTTGGCTTGGTGGCACGAAATGTTGTCAGTCTTGCCGTCGAAGAACGTCTCGGCCAGCGCGGCGCACGCCTCGCGCTCGGCCGCAACGGCTTTCTTGATCTCCTCGGCTACGCGATCCTCGTGCACGTACCCGACGCCCATGCCTTTCGACGAGTACCAACGCTTTTCGTTGGTCTCTGCATCGCGCTCTAGATAGGCGTGATCAGGGTATGGGTGCTGTGCCACTGATGTTACCGGCATCGTTCGGGCCTTTCGTGTCGAGTTAGATTCCGAGTGCGGTTCTGATCTTTTCTACGAGATCATTGTAGCCGCTCGTGTCGTAAGTAGACGTCATCGCTCCACTCGAAAGTCTCTGTGATCGTAGCGGCTGCGAAATGAATTTGTACGCCGCCGCCAGCGCCTCACGAAGCGCGTCATTGTCGTTGAGCGCTAGCGCGATCCGCTCCATATGAGCGCGCTGCTCATCGAGGTCGAATGTGTGATCGCAGTTCAGCGTATCGCAGATGACTGCGGGCCGACCGGCGTAATCTTCGCCCACCAGAACAAAGTATTTCGGGTCGTTGCCTGCGCTGTTCTCGTCTCTGCCACGCACATCGAAGTCAAACTTTGGTTGCGGCTTTGCCATTTCACGGGCCTTTCGGATTATTTGTTCAGTTCACGCATCGCATCGCCGTAACCAGCTAGCCACTCATCGCGCGCCCGCCCATCATGGAACGGGCACGAGCGACGACCGTCAACGTAGGCATGCCATCCAAGTATCCAGTATGCGCTGCGCATCGTCGTGGCCTTTCTCTGGGTTACTCAGCCGTCGCCAAATCGAGGCACGGCTTCAATTGCTGGTAGGCCGCCATCATCGCGATAACATCGCCGCTCTGTTGAGCCGCGACCGCAGCATCGCGCTTCACGCGGACGATGTTCGCCATCATCAGCGAACCCTTACCAGCGCCAGGGCTGATCTCGTCCAATTCCCTTGCCTGCGCCTCTTGCTGGCCGATCCACTCGCTCACTTTCGCGATGGCTTCCGGCAGGGCTTCGCCTAGTGACTGGCTCATCGTTCTGGGCTTTCGTGTTGAGTGGTGAACCCGCCCGGACTTGAACCGGGAACATCCGAGTTAAAAGGTCGGCGCTCTACCATTGAGCTACGGGTCCAGTTGTTGCGTTTTCTGCAAGCACTCAGGCAACGGGGCTTTCTTAGCGCTGCGTTACGATAAGGTCAGACCTCTGGCGCTCGACCTCGGCGTCAACGTCTTCGGGGTCCGTGATTGAGCACATATCGCGGTAGCTGCTGTATCCCGCATCGCGGGCCATCGCCTCGACCGCTTCATCAGCGTCTTGGCCCTGGTATTGGCCGAGGACGACGCCACTGCTTTGCACTGCGATCTCAAATGTGGGACTGGTCATGTCGTTCTCCCGTGTCTGATGGTGGATAGATAGCACGCGCCGCTTGACTTTGCAATAGCCTCGTTTATGTTTGCACACATGAAGCACATTCAAACTACAAACACGCAGATGCGCGGCTACATCAGCCCCACGCCCGGCCTCTCGATCGAGATGCAACGGAAGATGGCCAAGGATGCTGGCTGCGCAGTTGTGTACGAGTTCGGCAAGGCCGACACGGGCGGCATGCTTCCCCGTGATCGGTGGCTGTCTACGCTGTGCCCTGGCGATACCGCGTGGCTTCCCGCAGTGCGGTGCCTCGTGTTCCCCAAGCAGTGGCGGCCGGAAGGGTATCGGCCAGTCCCGGACATGTGCCGCGCTCTCAATCTCATGTTGGCGACTGGCGTCATCATAGCTGATGCGCGGGCCGGGATCACGTCAGAAGACCCGAAGGCATGGGCCGAACACGTGTATAACGAAGGCCGCAAGATTAGCGCCGGATTGCGCCCCGAGCACGTGCGGCGCAAAGCGCTGGCGGCGGCAGAAGCCGTGCGGGAGCCTGGGCTCCGGGTCAGATGGCTAGCACCAGCCAAGCGGGCAGACCTGAAGCGGCAGCAGGTGATCTGGACAAGCGCTCTCAGCGATGAGGAAGTGCGCGAGCACCTAGACCCGGAGCTTGCAGGGTACAGCCTGAAAACGCTCTACAATGTTCTCGGGGTTCGCAGGCCGAATGACCCCGGCGCGGGCGGCCGTGGCCGGAAACGCAAATCGAGATAGGAGCCGAGGCCGTGGCATTTGATTACGAGGCGCTAGCCGCTGGACTGAGCGAAGACAACAAGCGCCAGACGCTTGTTCTCGAATCCTGCCTCAAGCGCATCGCAGAGCTAGAGGCGGCACTGCGTCAGATTGCAGACATGCAATCTGACGACGAGCCCGTGGCCTACTCCTGGGGCTTGGACTACTTCAAACGCGCCCACGCGATAGCACGCGAAGCGCTCGACAAGTAAGGAGCTATGGCCGTGCCAGAAATTCACATTAAGGCGAACTGGCCAGACCGTGCTGATACTCGCGGCTGGCGCATCGCTGAGGTGATTGCATTGGACGAGAACGGCAACCGGGTTTTGCTGCAAATTCTGTCCGCGTCGAAGCCGGTCAATCTGACCCGGCGCAAATTCGTTGCGATTTCAAAGCTCCGGGAAATAGAAGCGGAGCTACGTGAGCAAGCCAGCGGGTCGCAAGACGGATACTTGTTGGACGTGGCAAACCGGATGCGCGAAGCGCTGAAAGCATTCTGAAAGGAGAGGCTTTTGTTCACGGCAGACCAGATCGTCGCGCATCCCCTAATCCGCTGTTGCTGACACTTTCGCCTTACGTCGCCGCTCGGCCCTCGCCTTTGTGCGTTCGTTCGGCGTCATCTCCGGTTTCTGCTTTCGATGCTCAATCGCGCACGTCGCGTGTTGTGTTCGCCAGCCGCCCTGGTGGCGCTCGAAATGGCCATCGCCAGCGGCGACGTGCTTGCCGCATCGGTAGCAGGTGCCGGGGTAGCGGTTGCGCATCCTATGCCGCCGCCATCTTTGCGAACGTGTCCGGGCTATCCGGCCACGGCATCCGTGTGCCCCCCGCGTGGAATACCTTCAACTCCCCCCGCTCAATCAGATTGTAAATGTGTCGGCGAGAGCAGGCCCAACGGTCGGCCAGGTCGGCAACGGTAAACGGCCTGTCGCTCATGGCACCGCCTCGTCGAATCTCTCCAGGGCTTTCTCTATGGGGACGTATAAGCTCATCTCCACCCCCGCTTCTGCTTGAACCGCTTCGGAACGACGTGCTTCGTGGCCATCCTTCTCCCGTGGCCGGCCAATGCATGATCGTCTGCCGTCTTCGGTGCATGGCACCATTCGCAGCATGGTTTGATATTGTCGTCGTCGTCCGTGCCGCCGTTCTCCAGCGCAACCACGTGCTCACAGTCCCAATCGTCGGAAGGGCCTATCTTGCGCTTGCAGCGGTAGCAGCGTCCTTCTGCAGCTTGGAAGATGCGCGCTCGTCTCTGAGGCGTCATGCTCCCGCGCTTCTCGTGGACGAAGGATGTGCCGGTCATAACGGCACCTCCGCGAACGTCTCGACCTTGCCCGACTTGCGCTCTCTGATCGGCGGCATGATCTGCGAGACCTTCAGTCCGGTTTCCGCCTCGATCAGATCGGCCACGTCGTCGAACAGCGCGCACGCAGCGAGATGCGGCAGCGTGTCGAAGTCGATCGACTTGCTTTGAATGACATAGAACAGCGTGTCGGCCGCGCTCGTGAAGTGGATCGGATCGGCCATCGCAAGTTCTGCTGATATCGCAGCGATTGCCTGTTGCGTCGTCATGTGTTCTGTCTCGACGGACTTGATCACGGCGTATCCGGCTTTTGCCTGTAGCCACTTGCGCAGATGCTCTTCCGTCGCTGGCTGAAATCTGTGATCCTCCGGCCAGTGCGAGAACGTGGCTTTTAGCATTGCAAAGTATCGGCGGTGCTGCGGAATGGAACGCGGCTTTCCTTTCGGCTTTGCTTCAAGTTCAACGCCGCAATGTGGACAGTGGCTCATTTCCCGCTCTCCCGAATGGGGCCACTGCAATCCGCCCTGACAGTGGCCCCTATGCGCCCGCCCGCATTCCTTAATGTTTCCGGCTCAATCATTGGGTGCACTTGGTAGCCGTAGTGTGCGTGCACCCACATTCCGTTGAGCTTCCTTACAAACACCTGCACGCAGAACATTCCTGATCTGATAATCGTCGAATGCGTGGCTGATGCAGGTGGCATCGTCATCACTCCTGCGGTCGCTTTTACTGAGAAGCGGACATGCTCAGGCGAAGTCCGGATCGTCGCAAATGCAGGTCTCGTCAATGTCGCAGCCACACGCGCGGCGGTACTTCATTTTGACGAACCTACCGTCCGCGAACTCCGACATCGGACGAACCCACGTCCCATGTGACGCAGGGTTGTTATCGCCGCGCTTTTCGGATCGTCGGTAGACCACAACAAGCTCTCCGGTTGCTTCCATCGTAGCCGTCGAAATGACGGTGTAGATGCCGCCCGTTTTAACGTGCTGGTAGTCGTCTTGCGTGGTGATGATTGCCGCGTCGGCCATAGTGCTCTCCAATGTCCGCTAATCCCCTTCTCCGGAACTACTCCGCTGCCATAGGCGCTGAGGCGCGATACCGTGCAATTAGCTCCAAGCAGGTGCGCTCGACTTCGGACAGGAACTCGCGCACCTGGCTCTCGAGTTCTGCGATCATTACCGGATCACGCTCGACACGCCGCACGTGCAACCGCATCTCGGCAGGCCAGCGCGGATCGTAGCTCACGAAGTCGCACCACTGACGACCCGTGCAGGCCATCTCCCACTGCATCTGTTTGAGATAGCCGCCGTCGATGTTGGAGCCGAGCAACGTCGCCATGTGGGTGTGCTGGTCGGGGCATTTGAACTGCGCCAGCCCATCGTCGTTGACGAGCGCATCAGGCGAGGCGCACGCCATGTCGATAGTGGGATGCAGCACTAGGCCCACGCGCTCGACACGGTGCCCGTGGACGAAGCCGTAGAACTCACGAGCCTCCGGCTCCACTTCGTTGCCGCGCTCCATGCTGGCGCTTTGGAAGGTCTCGGATAACTGTCCGGTCAGCCGTTCAGCCGCGAGCCGTGCCATTAGCCGCGCTCGCGTGATACCCCAGGATTTGCCGGTACGATCACGCGCCGTTGCGTCTGCCACCATCGAAGCGCCAACCTTGCCTAGACGCGCAAGCCGCCATGCTTCCGTGCCCTGCTCCACATCAACGGTTCGCATATCGCCCTCAGTAGTTGATCGACACGGCCGGGATGGAGCCGGCCGCAATCAGAGTCACAACCAGCTTCGCAACGTCGTCGGCCAAACCGTTCTCGATGAACGCGGCCAGTGCTGCACGGTTGATCGTGGCGCGGTGTTCGCGGTCGGCTTCACGCTTGGCTTTCTCTGCCAGTTCGCGCCGCGCCGCTTCCTCGACTTCCGCCTTGGCCTTGGCTGCAGCTTCAACAGCTTTCCGCTCGGCCGCTTCCAGTGCCGCTTTGTGCTCACGCTCTTTGCGTGCGGCTTCTTCCTGTGCTGCACGGGCCGCCGCTTCTGCCTTGGCACGCTCCGCCGCTGCCGCAACTTCGGCTGCTTTGCGCTCGCGTTCCTCTGCGTCACGCTTGGCTTGCGCGTCACGCTCGACACGCTCGCGCTCAGCGGCTTCAGCACGAAGACGCGCCAGTTCGGAGGCTTCCGCTTCGCGCTTCTCCGCTGCCGCCAATGCCATTTCGAGCGCGGCAATGGCTTTGTCCTTCAGTTCGGCAGCCGCGCCCGTGTACTCGTTCCACCGATCCTCTGTGATGGCTTCTGCCTTCACTTCGGCAAGCCGTTCGCGGATGACTTCTGATGACCGATCCTGCCGGTCGTCGATCGTGCCTTGCAGTTCGGCCAGATCAGCTTTGATGCGATTGACGCGCGCTTCCTCTGCCGCTTCCCAATCAGTGAGCGGCTTGCGAACCTCATCCTTCCAGGCGTCCAGCGTGTCGCGTATGCGCTTGCGGGAAGCGTCGATTTTGTTCGGTATTTCCTTTTGCGCCGCGACCAGTTCTTTGCCGACGCCATCGAGGTACGTTTTGGACTGCGCGACCTTGTAGGCAATCGAGGCGATGGCCTTACGGCCGGAAGCCGTCGAAAGGTCCGGCTTGAACTCGTCCAACTGCTGGCGAATGCGCGCAAGGATCGGATCGATCATCGCTGGCGTCGTGAAAATCTCCAGCGCGTTCGCCTTGGGAATTGTGACGAGTTGAGTATCCGTTGCACCATCAGCCATTGCGCTGCTTCCTCATGTGAGCGAGCCTTGCCGTCAGCTTTGACTTGATCTCGTCGCGCTGCTTGCCATTCAGGTCATCGAGCGTTTCAACGGAGTAGTGCTCGAGGAACCACGCGGTGTTTGCACCAGCTTCCGCGATCAGCGCCTTGACCTGATCAAGCGTGGCGGATTCAGCCGCCGGCTTGTTGCCAGCAGCGTTCCCGTCGTCGTCCTTCGTGGCGATATTGAACACACCGCATGTCGAGTATCGCCGGCCGTAGGAAAACGTCGATCCGTAAGCGTGTGTCGCAGTCATGTTGGCGTTGCCCTTGAGCCCGGTCCCGTCCATAGGGATGTGGAAGTCATAGGACTTCGAGAAACCTGCTGCGTGCGTGACCTCGGCGCGAACTCCAAGATGACCAGGACGATCCGACTTGAACTCGCTGTGGCTGATGCCGAATCCGTGACGATAGATGATCGGCATCGCGGCTTCCGCCAGCGCGGCAAGATCGGCATACTTCGATCTTGCCTGCGTGTTGTCCAGTTTTCGCGCGACCGGAATCAACTCGGCTTGCGCCGCTGCCATGGCTGAATTGAAAGCCGTTTCGCGCCTTTGCTTGTCGATACGCTCGTGCATCTGAAACAGTCGTTCCATCTTGTCGATGTCTACGTTTGGATCGCGCGCCGCTCGTTCAATCATGCTGATGAGAGCTGCGGACTCGCCACCTTGCACTGGTGCCGTTACGTCTGCGCGTTGATCTAGTGTTGCTACGTCACCACTCATTGCTTCCCTCCTGCAAACACGCGCCACAACCGTCCTGGTTTCTTTTCGATCAGCCGCGCCGGATCGTCGTGTAGAATGCTCGGCAGCGGGTCATTGTCGTGTGAGCGAAGCTCTGGCCGTGGTATGATGCCGGCTTCGATATCGAGCGTCGTCAGTGTCGTCTTGATCCACGAAGCGAGATCAGCAGCGGTGCTGAAAAATGCCATCGTCTGGCCGTCAAACTTGATGCTCCATCCGTGACCGGTTGCAGCGCGCTCGATCTCGATCGTGTCGTTTGGAGGTGGCGCAATATCGAACTCGTCGGTCATCACTCCCTCCCGCTCATCCAGTCGTAAATGGAAGGTCCTGCAGCCCACAGGATGCAAATCAGACAAGGCATCAGAAGCATCCACATCATGCCGTCACTCATGGCCTGCACCCCCATCTATCAATCGAGCACTCGTGACCTCTATCAACTGGCGGCGTCTGGACTGGCGACAGAAACAGAACCATCAGCAGCACAAACCATCCGGCACCGATCCCCACGGCTATCGCCCCAGCACGGTCCATCTGCCGCCTCCACCACGCTTCATTGACTCGGCACGCTGCAACATCGCGCGGTGCTCAGCTTCATCCAGCAGGCTCGACAAACGCGATGCCTTCTCCGCTCTCTCGCGTCGGTGCGCCTGCTGCGCTTCGATCCATCCTTTGCGCCACTCACTGTTCTTGAAGCGGTTGAACGGAACGCCCCAGTGATAATCCCGCTTCCCTTCGCTATGCAGACGCGCTTGCGCCATCTCAAATGCTGACGACATTTCTCGATTACTCCGGTCTACAAAATTGAATGCCGAGGTCGGTGCAATTGGCTGGCTCACATGCTCAGGACGGACTACCCGCCAACCGCGCATTGCACCTTTGATCCTCTCAGGACGCCTCGGCTCGCCCCTGGCATATGGGCAGCCGTTATTCTGTCGGATGCGCCGCACCGCTGGATGCTCCGTCCCCCGCCGAACGGAACGGTGCGGCGCATCCATCTCACGCGGCGTACTTGTTGCCGCTAAACCCAACGCCCATCACAGGGCGAGAATGCTGGTAGCGATTGCCGCGGAAACCCGCTTCGTCGCGGATGCGGTCGCCCTCGATGGCCATCGCCTCCTGCGCGGCCTCGAAGGCTGGGCCCGACATCACGGACACCAGCTTGCCTGTCGCGCGCTCCTGGAACTGTACCTTCCAGAGGTCGCCGTCCTCATCGAGGATCAGCGTGCACGGAACGTCTGGGCACCAGCACACCACGTGATCGTCGATGATCACCGGCAGCTCGAGAGAGTAGTCGTGGAGGTACATGGTCAGGTCCTCACCGCTTCGCGATATGTCGATTCCGGCCGGCCGTAGCTCGCGGCGACAGCAGCGTGCGGTGTGGCGGCTTCGGGCGTCGCACCGAGGAAAAATTCGCGACGCGATCCGTCCTGCTCTCTCGAACCGTTTTTCACGTGGATGAACCGCGACCCGTCGATGTCGTAGAGACGACGCTTGCGGCCTTGCGCGCTATCCTCCGCGATCATCCTGGCGCCCATGTCAGCGATGATGCGGCCTGCACCATGCACATGAGCGTAGATCTCCGTGAGCACGCGGCGCAGTTCGGCATTGCGCTCGGCACGGATCATCGCTGGCGTGATCTCGTGCTTCTTCTCGATCCACTCCGCCGGCACCTCCTGGCCATGCCAATAGTACAGCTTCCAGCCGTCGCGCCACGCGTGCGACGGGCCGTCTGCGGAGTGAGGACGCCGCAGATGATCGACGAGGAGCGTCGACGGGCGATCGGACACGATGCAGAAATCAGGATGCACCCATCGCCACGATCCATGGATCGTGGCGGTCTCGTAGTGCGCGAATGCGCGGTACTGCGGCAGATCCAATCGCGCGACGTGGCGGAAAAACGACAAGTACGCCACCCAGCCAGACCAATGGTTGCCAGGGTTGCGCATCCGCCATGCGGATCGCGCGCACTCAATCCCGAGCCGCCAGTCGCGCCCCGCGACCATGAGACTCAGGTGGTACAGCCAGTGCCGATGAACCCTGGCGGCGTCCGTGGCGTCGCGCGTGGCGGCGTACGTGGCGGCGTCCGTGGCGGCGTACGTGGCGGCGTACGTGGCGGCGTCCGTGGCGTCG